TCAAGTATATGTTTTTGCTTTATTTTCAGGCGCGAAACCCTCATCGGATTTGGTTTGAGGGGTTAGGCTGTTCTCGTTCAGTTTCGCAGCGCCCGAAATAGCAAGCTTCCTCTTGTCGGCCTTCCGCGTGTAATGGTTGGCCATTGAATCGCTTCTCCAGCCAAAGCGGGCCTTCAGTTCGCTGTTACTGTTGCCGCTTTCGGCCAGGAGCTGCGCAAGCGTTTTTCTCAGGCCGTGCGCCCGGCCTTCTACGCCCGCCTCGGCGCACATATCCCCAAACCAATTCCCGAATGCGGCCGCACTCTTAAATGGGCGGCCATGAACTGGCGTGACCAGGTAGGCAAGATGCTCCGTCTTCGTCGCCTCGAGCACGATCTTGAGATCCGGGTGCATCGGGATATAGACCCACTCGTCGTTCTTGCTGGCGCGATACTCGATCACATCGCCGGTGACATGCTGCGGACCAATCCGATAGATATCCGCCCGGCGCAGGCCGGTAAACAACAGCATGTCCATGGCCAGCCGTGCTTGTGAGCCTTCAGGGTGCGCCGCATAGAACTTAGCAACGTCGGCCGCATCCCAAGGCTTAAAGCCTTCAGTTTTCGCCTTTGGCATCTTCACGTCGCGAACTGGATTGTTCTTCACTATGCCCGCGTCAACGGCGTAGGCAAAGAGATAGCCCATGATCTTCAAATAGGAGATCGCGGCGAAAGGTGTGTCGGCCCTGCGGTCGCGACCGGCTGCTATCGCGGCTCGATCGATTTTCGAAAGGATCATTTTACCGCCGGTCTTGCAAACTGCTTTCAGCACATTGGACCGGGCGCGCTGCGTTGATTCGTTTAGACCCTTGAAGGCAGCGCTGTTCTGATACTTGTCGACGAGCCACTGCAGTGTGTGCCGGGTTGGCTCCGGCTCTGCGTCTTCTTGTGCCAGGCACCTTTTGTAATCGGCGAGAAATTCTCTCGACGCCCATTCGCCCTTGAGGCGCGTCCTCTTCCCTTTTCCGACGCGGAAATACCAGCGGACATTGCCGTTTCCATCGACTTCGCGAAGCGTGTAGGGGTATTTCTTGCGGGGCATGTCCTCCATCAGAGGTAACCACCAACGCTTTCTTCAAGCTGTTTTTCGGTGTATTCCCCGATTTCCCCGTTAATCACAACCGCCCCGTTGGGTTCAACGCGAATGGTCTTGACTTCCACTCCGGCCTTTTTCACGGCCCGGATGGCTCGAGAGACGGAGTCTTCGGTAAAGGCTACGGCGCGGCGTCCCACTATCTATCCCTCCCTCCCTTTGCTCTGCGCCGTGATCCGCTCATGCTCTACCTGACGGGCTGGATCCGAAAAAGTGAAGGGTTTGGGGGCGGGAACTGGTGCAGGATCGGACTTCAGCGCACGGATCGCAGCCGCGGCGCAAGATTCGCAGTCTTCCCAGCCGAACTTGCCATGAGCGCACGTGTCCTGCTTCTTCGCGATGCCGGGGCGGTCGAAACCTTCCTCGATGAGCCTCGCGGCCTCCTCAAGAGCGGCATTCCGAATGTTGGCCTCGTTGAGTTTGCTCATGTCGGCACCTCCCAAGGAACGAGCGGCGTGGCGTAGGCCAGCACTAGGGGATGACGTGGGTGACCGTCGAGCGCTATTCCCCAGCACATGGGTTTGGCGCCGGCTGTCAAAAGAACGGCAACGACCGATCGCCAGCGACCGCGCAGTGGCTTCGGGAGCTTCGACAGCGGTCCCCAAGCCACTATGTGGATATCGGCACCTTGAACCGCTCGAGCGATATAAGCGTCGTTCTCAGGCCCGATAGGGTCGGCCACATGGCGTAGGTCGCGAACGTCCGTGGCAATGCGAGCGAACGGGTTCCAGACGACGACCTTGCTGGCGCCGAGCCGAATGCAAAAGCCGTCCACCTTCGTCATGGTCTGATCGTTCTCTTCGCCGTTAGCGAGTGAGGGGTTGACCATGCCGAGCGAGATCACGGGGCCGCTGCCACCGAAATCGTGCTCAAGCAGGTAGCGGAACAGGCCGCATTCCGAGAAAACGGCGCGGCGCGTTATGAGGAGGTCACCCATTCCCCTTCTCCTTCTCGGACCGGCGTCGCACTCCAATTGAACAATCTCCAGCCCTAAGCAGTTTATTTGTATGACCAAAGAGGAATTCTGCGAACGGTTCTGTCAACGCGTAACGTTCCATTGCCGCACCGGCCGCAGACCCTTTGGACTGGATCCCAAGGCCTACTGCGACAAGATCGCTCCAATCTATTGGCGCGAGTTGGGGAATGAATTGAGCCCGGAGGAATGCGCCGATGAGGACGCTGCCTACTGGCCCTGACCAGTCCCTCAAGTGTGAAACGGGAGTGCGTCCAGCCGTCATGGCGTATCCTCTGCCGGTTTGAACAACGGCCGGGGCGGAAGCGGTGGCTTCTCGATCCGGCAGGCTGATTTCGACGATTTGGGGAAGCCCGGCGACTTGATCTTGGCCCCCGGCCGGATGACGCCGGACGCCTTATCGCGCTGCCGATCGGACTTCCGGATCTGCTGGATATCGCCGCGGGTCTTAATCTTGTGACATTGGAAACACACAGCTCGGCAATTCTCCAGGCTGTTATCGCCGCCAAGCTGGTCGGGAACATCGTGATCGTATTGGACGCCAAGGGAGAGCGAGCAATTGCAGCGCTGGCCTTCCTCAAGCCCGTAGCGCGGTCCTGATGCCTCGCATTTCAGGTCTGAGCGCTTCAAGGCTTCGCGGCGGGTTTCGCGGGAGAACTCGTGGCGGCTCATGGCGCGTCACCTCCCATGAAGCAGTCGGTGCAGATCAGCTTCCGATTGAAGGTCTCGCTCGTAAGCTCCTGAGGGAACTTATAGAGTTTGCACTTGCCGCAACGCTGCTGGCGAAGGCCGGCGCGAAGCTGGACGCGAGCCCATTCGTGCCATTCGAGATAGCCGGTCGGCGCCGGATCGCCGCCGCGATAGGTCGGCATGATATGGATGTGGGCGAAGTCGCGGTTCATGCGCGCCTCCCGAACCACGGCATGAATCGGCCGATGATCGACTTGCGATCGGCTGAATGATCAGCTTCGGAATTCTCGTCGACGACGACACCGTGACGGCGGGCGAACGCTATTCGCTGCTCGGCTCGCGTCATCAAGGCCATGTGGGTGGCGATGTATTCGGCCGATTTGGCCGGGGATTTGCGCTCATGCTGGCGTACTATGGTCATAGCTCGACAACCTCGTATCGGAAGGGGAACTCCTCGATTTCGCGACGGAATTTGCTGAGCACGCGGTGATGCAGCTTGGCGGGCGCATAGATGCCGCCTTCCGGATCGACGAAATGCCTGGTGAAGAAAACGCGGGTCTGGTATTTCGGCGGCTGGTGGATAGAGACCACGGTGAACCTGACAAGCCCTTGACCGTGGCATGCTGCACAAGCGTCGTCCGGCGGTATTAGCGTGGTTTCCCATGCCCCAGGCCGCCAGCGCTCGACGACATCCGCCGGGTCGCTGCTCTGATGGTCTGAGACCCATGTGAAAGGGTGAACGCGCTCGAAAACAGCGCCAGCAACGATCTCGGTCATGCCGCCTGCCTCGCCATCTGGTCGATATTGCAGTGATGGACCGTGTAGGAATAGGCCACGACAAACGGATTCTTCGCCGCCGCGCCCGCGCCGTTGATATGATCCCAGAGGGCGAAATAGCTTTCGCGCGGGTCTCCGTTCCAAGTTGAGGCAATGCCGGGAATGCCGTAAGTGGGAGATACCCACAAAAGCCCTTCGGCGATGGCGTCCTCGCGGCTGATGTCCTGAAGCCGTTCGATCTTCACGCCGGTGACGATCAGCGTCATGCGAGAGAATTCGCGCGGCATGTGGATCGAAGGCCAGAACTTGGCGTGCGGATATTCCGGATTCTCGTCGGCTTGGTAGATCGCGTGGCCGAAAGGGCATCTGCGCGCTTCCGAGATCGAGAACACATGACCCCCGGTATGCGACCAGGTCTCGCGGACCCAAAGGCGATCGCCCTCTACAATGCGCACTTTGGCGTAGGCATGAATGATGCCTCCTAAAGCATATTGCCAATTGCCGGGATCTTGCGGGAATGGCCTATACCAGCCGCCGTTCTTCATCACCTTTGGCTGAGGCTTCATCTCCCGGCGCGTGTTCGTCTTGAGGCCCCGACGGTTGGCGCGGATCATTGAACCGCTGAAAAGAATAGGGCGGTCGGTCATGCTGCTCTCCTTGACAAGGTGAAGGGAAGGCGGCACGACAGCACCCACATGTGATACATGTCGGCCTCGTCGATCAGCTCGGACGCCGGCGGCATTACTTGGACGGCCGTGGCCTCTTCCCCGCAGATTTCGTTCTTGATGCGCTGCATGTCGCGCCACGGCGGCTCAAGCTGCGATGCGGTGCGGATCGCGAGGTGAATTACCTCGTTGCCCTGCTCGTCGAGGAACGGGCGGACGAGCACGACATAGAGGTTGTTCGCCTGGGCGCGGCGGACTTCCTTGTTCCAGCCGTTGCCGCCCGGAATTCCCTCCGGCAGATCGGTGATGCGCCAGAGGCCCCAGTCACCTTTCAGGCCACGGCGTTCGAAGGCCCGGGCGGCGCGGCGTTGTTGGCGGGTGCTCATAGCGCAGCCCTCGCTTCCGCAAGGCACTTCTGCCAAACGTCCGTTGGGATGAGGTCTGGGTCGAAGCTTCTGGACATCTGCTTGCGGACGGACGCTTCGTCACAATCGTGCCCTATGAACCAGTCTTTCAGGCGATCCTCGGCGTCTTCCTGGTCATAGTCATCTCCTTCGAGCAGATCTGGAATGGTCAGGCATTCTTCACAGACTGCTTCACCGGCGATAGCTCTGGCGCCATCGGGGGCGAAGCACTCAGAACCGCAACGGTCGCAGGAAGCGCCGAAGCCTGCCAAGATCCAGTGGTAAGGCTTCACCTGTTCTGGCTCCAAGCCATCCATTTCCTTGGCGCGTTCAAGACATAGATCCGCATCCTCGATCGTATAGGGTTCACCATCGACGCTGTAGTCGGGGCCGAAATAGTTCAGCAGCTCTTTGATAGCGTCTTCACGGCTCTCAGCGTTGAAGGGATGCCAGTCGAATTCGCCGTTGTGGCCGCCAACCCATATCGTGGTCGCCGGTTTCAGAGCCTCGGCTACGGCCACAGGCTCCGTCATTGCGATCTGCGGCAAAGCTGGAAAGACCGCGACGGCGGCAACGTTGGTAAGGAATGCGCGTCGGCCCATAATCATGCTTCACCGCCTTTCGATTTTGCCATCAGCCGCTCAAGCGGCGACAGGTGATCTTCGACAGCCTTCGCCGTCGGAGGCGGCAGGCCGAACTTCTCGAGATATTTTCGGGAGTGCTTGGCCCAGACCTTCTTGCCCCAGCGCGTCGAGGCGAATTCCCAAGGGCGAGCGGCGCGCAGCGCCTTCTTGCGGGCGGCGAGATCCGCATCGGGCGGCAGGTTTCGGTGAACCTCGCCGATGACGTTGGACGCGGTTTTCTGCCAGTCGATCATGCCGCAACCCTTTCCGCCTTCAGGGCGGCTTGCGCCACGCCCATAGCCTCTTCGGCAGAAAGGCCGCGGTATTCTTCGGTGGTCGCAATCTCGCTAAGGGCAGCGCGGAGTCGCTCGATCTCCGCATCCTTGGCGGCCAGCGCATCGCGCATCTGGTAATAGGAGTTGCAGGCATCGACGATGAACGCGGCGTTGGCGCGATAGTAGTTGAACCGCCAAGGCGCAGCGGTATGGCTCATCCGGCAGACGTGGAACTCGCCATTCATCATCGCCAGAGCCTTCATAGCCTCCGCATCGACGTTGACCGGCTGGATGGACGTGTAGACGAGCCCGTTGTCAAAGTTGGGCTCGCTTACGACCTTCCACGGCAGGGCAGTGTGCTTCCGCGCGGTCATGCCGCCAACTCCTTCGCGCTGTCGACGAAGTGCTCGCGATAGGTTCGATCGAACACCGCCTGGAACTGCGCGACGACAGCGTCAGCCGCTTCAGCGTCCATGAAATAGGCGGCGAAGCTGGCATGCATCTGCATCATGTATGCAGCCAGCCCGATCGTGATGGTGTCGACCTTCGCGCACGGCCGCTTGATTTCGGCATTGACGAATTCGACTAGACTTTCATGCACGCTGGAAACCGACAGCCTGGCTATCAGGGCGGTGATCGGGTCGCCGCAGGTCAGGGCGTCCTCGTCGGACATGCTACCGGGCAATAGGCGTTTGTTCTCGGTCATGCCGCTCTCCGCTTCAAATCTTCGGGATTGGTGAGGAACAGGCCCTGCTCGGAATAGTGCCGGTGGACCGTGTCGAGGTAGATCGTTTTCTGCCGCGTCGTCATGATCCGGGTTACCCCAAAATCAAACGGCACCATCATCAGCTTGAGCTTGTGCTCGTAGGGCAGCGGCATGATCACGGCGTCATATTCCGCCTTGAACACGTCGTTCTCGTTACGAAGGATCGGCACGCCGAAATGAAGCTTGCAGTATCCCCGAACTTCTTCCGGGGACTGGTCGCCGAGCTGGGCGGAGACCTCCAGCACCCACAGGCGCTGAAGCTTGTTCTGGTCGCTGGTCCGGTGCCTGCCGTCGGTGATGCTGCAGGTGAAGGGCATCGTCTTGCCCATGATGTATTTCACCAGCATGTCGCGGGCTTGGTCGGTGTCGACGATGCGGTTGTTCGTGGACACGTCAGCCTCCGTTCAACGAAGAAAGCTGCGCGAGGCGGCGCGTCTTGATGGCGAAGGCCGCTTCGATCATGTCGGCATGGCCTTCCGTTTCGAGCACGGCCGGTGCGTCGAAGTCGTTCCAGATCTCTTCGACGTCGGACTCGTCCTTCGCACCGGCCAATGCCGTCTCGATCTCGTCGAGATAGTCGCCGAGCGAGAACTCGCTTTCGCCATTCTGCTTTTCCGTCACCGGCTCGGCCTCGATCGTTTTCGAGGCTGGCGGCGCCGGCGGCTTCGGGGGCTTGGGCGGCGTCGGTTTGTTCTCGGCAGCCGCCGGCGGGGTGATGTCGCGCATCTCCTCAGCCTCGGCGATCTCGCGCACCTCGAACTCGTCGCGGATGCCGCCGAGCACGTCGCCGAACAGTTCGCGAAGGCAGTAGCCGGCCGCGCGCCACGCCAACATGCGCTGCGGAAAGCGGTACCAGGGACTATCGTTCGGCTTCTCCTCGTTCTTCTTGTCCCACTTGTTCCATTTCACGACGACGGCCTTCGTCTGCCACAGACCGGCTCGCTCGGCGTCGGCTTGCGAGAACTCGACCCGCTTGTCTTCGCCTGTGTCGCTACGCTTCGCCTCGCAAAAGCCGACCATCTTGCCGCCGCGCTCTTCGCAGCCGGTCCGGAGATAGGAGACCTTGCCGGACATGCGGACGACGTTGATCAGACCGTCGCCATAGAGCGCCGGCTTGCCGTTGATGACGGTGAAACTGCGGAGGCTGACCATCGGCTTGAGGCCAAGCTCGGCGCCAGACATGATCGCAACGGCGACCGCTGCGGCTGCATCATCGCCCTCAAGCTTGCCGACCAGGGCGGCGGGGGCCAGACCTGATGCGCATACCGCTCGAGCGATTCTCAGGGTTTCCTCGAAAGTTTGAGGGACTATCGCGAGGACATTGCCGCCGCCAGTGAGTGCGGGAACGTGGCTGTTCATGATCTTCTCCTAGCGATCGACGTCGTCGAAGATCGACCGGTTGCCCTTTTCATCGAGCAACGTCCGATCTTCCGAGTACTTGCGCTGTCCGTTGGGGTATTTGACCTCACGCTCTTCGTCGGTGCGGAGGTCTTCGACCGGGCGAAGGGCGGCGACCGAGGCCATTTCGGATTCGGTCTTGATCTCGACGATCTCGACCTTCGCCTCACCGCGCTTGGTCGGCACATAGATGCGCTGCCCAACCGTGACGGGAAAATCGGCGAAATAGTCGTAACTCTTGTCTGCCTTCTCCCAAGAGAACTTGACGGCGACGATTGTGCGGGGTGCTGCTTCGGTCATCTCAAGCCGCTCTCTGTTCACTGCGGATCGCCATGCCGGCAAGCTCGACGCCGGAGCGCGCGGCCCGGTTCGCCAGCGTGTCGACGACTTCCTTGATTTCGGGCCGATCCTTCAGCGCCATAAGCAGAGCATCGAAATCGGTAATCTCGGCAAAGACGAAGGTGCGGAGAGAGACCTTGGCGCCGGTCCGGCCAGCCGAAGCGTTGCGGGCCTGAGCGTCGCGCTCGGCTGCCGCCGCCTGCTGGGCGAGACGCTCGGCTTCGGCGATGGCGTTGTTCTGCGCGGCGATGGCCGCTGCGTCGTTGTCATTCTTCGCCGCCGCCTTCTCAGCCGCGACACGAGCCGCATCGGCCTCGCGCTGGATGCGGTCCGCTTCGGCCCGAGCCGCCGCCTGGCGCTCCCGCTCCTTGCGCGCTTCCTCCTGCAGGAAGGCGTCCATGTGGCGCTTCAGTTTCTTGCTGATCGCGTCCGGCTCTTCCTTGAGTTCGCGCCACTTGTTGTCGACGTTCCGGCCTGCATCGAGATGCGGCTGCTTTTCGACCTTGTGCAGGTCGGTGGCCTTCTTGGCGATCGTCGAGAGCCGCTTCGACCAGATCGCGGCGCGATCGGCCTCGGCCTGCGTCGTGATCGGCTTCTTCATGAACGCCTCGGCCTGCTCGCGCTCGGCGGCGAACTCGATCTGCAGAGCTTCGAACGGGTCGGACGGAAGGTTGTGGCCGATGGCCGGCGCTTCCGGCTCGTCATCCCAGCCCGCGCCCTCGATCGCCTTGGTGTAGGCCTCATAGGTGATCGGGGAACGGCAGCACCAGGTCCAAATCTCCGAAGCATCGACCTGGCGATCGCCGCGCATGGCGTGCCACTTGCCGTCCTCGAACCAGATTGCGACCGGCTCCCACGGCTTGTCCTTGAAGCGGGTGCGGTAGTAGCCCTGCTGCGGATCGCCGTCGTGGATCGATCCGAGACGACCTTCCAAGGCCTCCTGCCACCAACGCCACGGGTTCGATTGCTCAACGGCTGCTGACATTACGGTTCTCCTGGTTGACGAGGGCGCTTGCCTTGAGGCTCTGCTCAGTCGGCGCGATAGCGATGAGAGTGAGGACGCCGAAGGCGGCCACGGCGAAGATGAGGGTGACGGCCTTGTTGACCGCGCCGGTAAGGCGGGCGTGCTCGTCGAGGACAGGGGCGGCGCGACGGTTGATGTCGGCGAGGCGGACCTGGATATCCGAGAGTTCGTTACGCATAGAGCTGATCCCCGTCGGTGACGCCCATCTGCTCGCGGGCATAGGCTGCGTAGCGAGATGCCCAGTGCTGGTGGCCGGCGATGCGATCTTTGATGGCGACGACGATCGCGTGAGGAACGTTCAGTCCGTAGCGGACACTGCCAGCCTCCTCAGCGGCGCTGAGCTGGTGCAGCGTGGCGAGACGTTCAGCCTTGTTACGCATAGACCTGATCCTCATCGCGGATGTTCATGATCTCGCGGGCGTAGCGGTACCGCTCCGAACGAGCCGCCGTCGCGCCACGCAGCCAGGACCGGCCGCGCCACATGTTGCTTGCGATGAAAGGAGCGGCGAGGCGGGCGTGAGACTGAGCCTCGATCGCCATGTAAGCGTTGCAGTCGGCGATGGTGCGGGCTGCATTCCAGCGAGCGTCGCGCTTGCTCTGCTCAGTCGAGATGTTCGGGAAGTGCTGCATTCCATCCTCGCGCCGGTGGCGTTTCGTTGATGGATTGAACGTACGTTATGTACGATGCACGGTCAAGTACATTTTGTACGATCGAGCCGGATAAAGAATCTTTTTCGTCCGGCGAGAATCGATTCGACTCTCAACGCCGCTTCTGCTTTCATGAGAACGAAAGGAGAACAGAATGGGTCTAGCAGCACTGAAGTCGTCGGCCTGGTTCACGCTCCATATCCGGTGCGAGAACTGCATGAGAGACAGTCAAAAGGTCGTTCAGATGCCCGTCGGCGATGAGGTGCCGAGGGATGCTGAAGAGCTGATTGAAAGCGTGTTTTTGGAGAAGTTGCCGTTTCGATGCCAGCCATGTGGCGGCGTAATCGGGCGGCTTGTCGGTATCGAAGGAGGCGAGAGTTATGCCTACTGAAAGAGAAGTCCTGGAATTCATCATCGTCCCGCCGTTCGAGCAGCGGGCGGCAGTCGCGGCGGCCAAGGAACGGTTTGAGAATTATCTCGCCAATCGCTTCCCAGGCTATAGCTTTAGGGTAGGTCCATTTGCCCCGGTGGGCGACGAGGACGAATTCAGCGTGCTGCCGCTCATGAATTTTCCGGGCGACGATGGGAGGAGCTACATGTGCACGCCGCCTAAGAGGTGGTTCTTGCAGGAGATCGCAGATGCCTGCGCTGCGTTCGATTTAAAGGGCCGGCGGAGCTTTGCCGCTTAAAGCTTAGCGTCAGCTTTTTCGCCACCCTTACCGAGCGATCCCATTATTCGTTGCATTTCAAGCTCGAGCGCCTGCTCTTTTTCGCGCTTCAGGCGGTTTTGCAGGTCTTGCTCAAGGATCGCAATAATCGCCGATCTGAGGACCGGAAAATACCTAATACATTCATCTTCTGAGAGTTCGTGGATGCCCTTGCTCAGGATTCCGTATGCAGCCTTGTACTTTACGACCGCTTGCGGCAAATCGGCTTTGAGAGCCTCGATTTTTTCCGCCATCCGAAGTGTGTCGAATCCTTCGATCGGCCCATTGCGAGTTTCAAACATCTCGCGGTGGGTCTGGATCAGCCTCTCGAAAATGCGGCGTAGGTAAACGAATGACCCAATCCCTACGCCATGCGAGGCCGGTAGCCCGATGGAGCTCGCCGAAATATTCTTTGCCGAGAATGCCCTTGTACTGCTTAACATCGTTGCTGGCGATTGTTTCCAGCGATGGGCTCTGGCCTACCTTGACCATGTGAGTGCGAATGTAACGCCAGAAATATACATAGGTGTGGTGGGGCTCTCGCTGACAGTGAAAAGTTGTCTTAAAGAAGCTCAATTGGTTGTCTGGGAAAAACTGGGAACTCACGTTTACGCTGTTCTCCACCTCCATGCTCTCCGCCACGCGAAAAACCGAATCCCTTTCGCATTGAATGCAGTAGCCGTCAAACTGCAGCGCTTTCTCGAAAAGTCTATCTACGGGATTGCTTGCGGGCTTTGGAGGAATGCTGACCCTGCCATAAAGAGGTTCATCCATGCACCCTGTTATGAAACGGGCGATGAAGTCTTCAATGATAGATTTGTGGTCATCAGCCATTTTTAAAACCCTGGCATTTCATTCATTACGCGCCTCACCAGCGCGATAACCTGCACACTCACACCGTCATCTGCCTCATGATCGCGTTGAATGACGATCGGCTTGTGCTTCGGGTTCGTCGACCGCGGGTGGAACTCTGCCCGGTCGGCGAAGAGCTCTAACTGCTTCACCGACCATTCGCGGAAGTGCCCGCTGTCCCGTGTCCGTTCCACAACAACGACCATCCCTGATCGCAGCTCGACCAGGTGCTCAACATCCTCGTAGGATATGCAGACGAGGCGATCGCCGGGAAAGATCGGGCGAGGGCGGAGATCATTCATGCTGTCGCCGCTGCAATCGAAGATCAGTTGGCGCGCGTTCGGAAACTTTTCGTCCCGCGGGAGCATGATCTCCGCAGCGTCAGACTGATCGAACTCATCGACCTCACGAAATGTCCCGGCCTCGACGACGCCGGCGACCCGGCCAGCTACCATGCCGATTCTGCTCAGCGTGATCTCGCTCGGGACAGTCGTTACCTCGTCTTCGCCGCCGTCGCCAAACAGGATCCACCCGGCCTTCACCCCGAAGAGTTCGCCGTATTTCTCAGCGGCCTTCTTTGAGATCGCGCGATTGCCGTTTTCGTTGCTGATCAGGGTGTTCTTGTTGATATCGCGCGGGAACGCGTTCGCCGCGTCGGTAGGGGTCTGAAACCCAGCTGCCTCCCGGGCGCGCCTCAATCTGTCCTTCGGTAATTCCATTCGTACATTATGGCCGAAAAATATCGTGCAATGTGTACGATTTCGGCTTGCGTGGTCTTCGTACTTTTTGTACGATGACCGTCATGAGCAAAACACCTTCTTCCATTTCAGGCCTGATTGACGAGTGGGAAACCATCGGCGAATTCGCGACTGATGTCGGCTGCGGATACGAGGCAGCACGCCAGATGAGGCTTCGCGAAAGCATCTCGCCACGGCATTGGGACGGCGTTATTGCCGCGGCCGATCGCAAAATGATCAAGGGTGTCGACTGGCAGTGGCTCGCATCGAGGCACACCTCGACGAGGAAGGCGGTGTCGGCGTGACCGCTGAGGGCCAGATCAAATCCTTCTTCCAGCGCTGGGAAACTCTCGAAGCCGAGAAGCAGCAGGTAGCCGACCTGATGAAGGATCTCTTCGCGGAGGCCAAGGGATTCGGCTACGACACGAAGGCTCTGCGCGCTGCTTTCCGCCTCAAGGCCAAGCAGGATCTCGACAGCCTGGCTGATGCCGAGTTTGAGGCGATCGTCGACACATACATGTCGGCTCTGAACGCTCCGACTGTCCAGGCGCGCGATGCGCGGATGCGCACACGAGAAAACATTGAACAATTTGACCCGATCACGGGCGAGTTCATCGACGAGCCGGTCAACGCAAAGCTGGTCGCCACCGTTGCGACAGGCATGCAGACCGAGATCGGCCGCAAGGCGCTGATCGCTGCAGTCGACATCATGATCGCCCGCGAAGATGCGGAAGAACAGAATGCACCGAGGCCCTCGGAAAACGACAAGCCATGCTCGAAGGCAGTTCCGCAAGACAAGCCTTCCCCAGCCGGCATAGGGAGCGAGTTGCTTGCGGGTCGTGAGGGCCGCCACGAAGGGGAGGCGGCTTCGGTCGACCTCCCCACTAATTCCCAATCGGATGACGACGCAATCGCTGCAGTGAAGGGCAAGGCCCGACTGGCGAACGTCAATGACGTTGAACCGTCGTCGTCCGCCCCCATCGCTCCGGCCGCTCATGGTGAAGCCGAAGCCCCCAGCGTCGAGCGCGCAAGTCCCGAGATACACGGCAGCGCCGCCGCCAACGGAGGAGGCCGTCATGTAAACGCCCAGCCACATAGCGCCGCAACGGCCGGGGCTCTCGTTCAAGTCGCTCCGGCCACCAAACCTCTCCGGCCTCATTGCCGGAACCCGGGCGAACGCTGCGCCGGTTACGGAAGCACGCATTGCGGCTCCTGCCTTCGCGCAGCTCGGGAACCGGAGGTGGCGGCATGATCACGGCGCCGCACATCAAATCCCGATCCGAACTGACGTCGATGATCATCGACTTCACGGCAAAGGGCGGCGAAGTCCGCACCTTCAAGCGCGGCCACACAAGCGACTGGACCTATCTGCGGGATATGTTCACGGGCTTTGGCTACGAGCTGAAGATAGACCGATCCTTCTACATCGTCAGGAAGATCGGCGAAAAGGGCAGGCCGAAGCGTCTCACCCGAGTGCAGGCGATCCGGGAGATCGACAAGGTTCTCGTCGCCCACGGCCATCAGCCTTTCATGATCACCAGACACGAGTTTTTGGAGGCACGCCCATGACGGCGACCATCGACGCAGCGCGCCGCGTTCAAAAGCAGGACGTTCGTTTCGCGACGTTTCACTGCTGCCCGGCATGCGACCGCATCCTCTCGATTCCTGAAATCATTGAGCGTCACTGCGAGCGCTGTGCCGCGACGACAAACCCAACGGAAGTAAGGGAGAGGGCGGCATGAGCATATTTCTCGGTCATCTCGGAGTGGCGCTGATCGTCGGACTCTTCTTCCTCTGCGCCGCGGTGGCTCTCTCCTCAGCGCGCCGTTCCGGCAGCATCAGCAGAGAAGAGGAAGTTGGTCTCTACAAGAGCCGATATCCGGCGAACCAGAACTGACGGGCTAACCCCCTCCGGCCCGTCACTGCTGGTCCCGGTCATCCTCCCGGCCGGGACCAGTAACCTTCAACCTCAGCCTGCTGTTTCGGATGCGCAAAACGACTGCGCTCACAGCCTGGCCAAGAGGTTCGAAATTAGCAGGTGGCGACGGCGGATCGCCACCTGCAGCAGACCCGACTAACGCGGCGGAAGTGTCGGCTCTGCGAAATGGAATGACGGCATGCCCAGACGGCGGGCCGGCGACAAAGGGCGAAGGCCCTGCAAGGCTTTCTCCTTTGTCGTTTTCAGTATCGGTCCTGTGCATCTGTAGCTCCTCTGAACAAGGGCGAAAGTAACGCAGGAGAAACAGATGGAATTGGGAAATCTACCCGAAGATTCGGGGAAGCTAATACAGGGCGCGAGTAAGCAGATGGACGACGTTGCAACAGCAAACTTCTTGATCGAGGAGATCGGAGCGAGGCGCCACATCGGCGACATGTTCCGCACCGCTTGCCGGGAATTGCGGGCTCGTTTTCCTCATCGCGAAGACCCTGAGAACCAATGGACTGAACGCCGCCTGCGGGGGTGGTGGAATAACGAGAGCCGCATCGTGAAGCACTTCCAGATGGTGGAGCTCTACGAGACGGCGGAAGCACTACGACAAGCGAGGGACAGCCATGCCGAATACAAAGCCAAAACCGAGCGTCTTCGTCAGATGGCTAAGCTTCGATCGGCGGCACGCGCTGGCGATGTGGCTCCGCGATAAGGCAGCGGGCCTTGCCGAATGGATTTGCCCGGAACTCAAGACAGAGAGCGGAGAGGACGAATGATGCAGGACAGCATGCCGCTGATTGTTGACAGCTTCGCCGGTGGTGGCGGCGCGTCGACCGGTATCGAGATGGCTCTTGGCCGCTCGCCCGACATCGCCATCAACCACAACGCCGATGCGCTGGCTCTTCACGCCGCCAACCATCCCGAGACGCTGCATCTCTCCGAGAATATCTTCAAGGTCGATCCTCTCGACCACGTCGCCGGCAAGCACGTCGGTCTCGCCTGGTTCTCTCCCGACTGCAAACACTTCTCGAAGGCCAAGGGCGGCAAACCCGTCGAGCGCAATATCCGCGACCTGGCTTGGATCATCGTTCTTTGGGCCGAGCGCGCAAAGCCTGACGTCATCATCATGGAGAACGTCGAGGAGTGGAAGGAATGGGGTCCGCTCATTGAAACCCCACGCGGGCTGATGCCTTGCCCTGACAGCCGGGGCCAGACGTTCGAGAAGTGGTGCAAGGCCATGAAGCGGGCGGGTTATAAGCTGCAGCATCGCGAATTGCGCGCCTGTGATTATGGTGCTCCCACGATCCGCAAGCGGCTGTTCGTCGTTGCTCGTCGAGATGGCCAGCCGATCGTATGGCCTGAGCCGACGCACGGCGCGCCGACCGATCGCGATGTCATCGCCGGCAAGAAACAGCCGTGGCGTACGGCCGCCGAGATCATCGACTGGTCCCTGCCTTGCCCATCGATCTTCGATACCTCGAGCGAGATCATGGCGAAGTTTGGTCTCAGAGCTATTCGGCCGCTAGCCGATGCCACAATGGCTCGTGTCGCTCGCGGGACGAAGCGCTATGTCTTGGATGCCGCTCGCCCGTTCCTCGTTCAGACTGGCTATGGCGAGCGCAAGGGACAGGAGCCGCGGGGCCTGGATGGTGACGCTCCGCTCGGGACCGTGGTTGCCGGCGGCATCAAGCATGCGGTCATCTCTCCTTCGGTCACCCGCTTCAATACCGGCGCGACCGGCAGCGCCATGGATGAACCGGCGCCGACGGTGACGGCGAACAGCTACATCAAGAAGCCCGGTGGCGCTGCGCCCCTTGGGATGATCGCACCTTCGCTCATGAGCATGAAGGGCAAGACGCGTCGAGACCGGCCAGCTACCGAGCCGCATCCGGTCGTCTGTGCGAAAGGCGAGCATTCTGCCGTCGTCGCTCCGCACCTCATGACCATGCGCAACTCCGGCAAGCCATTCAACGGCGCTGATGAGCCCAGCCATACTATCACCGCCGGCGGGGCGGGTCTCTCGCTGGTCGCGCCGGTTCTGACCTATGCACAGCAGGGCGGCGGTAACCGTTCTGCCGAAGAGCCGCATCATACTATCACGGCCAGCAAGAAGGATCAGAACCAAGTTGCCGTTGCCTTCATGGCGCAGCACAACGGCGATCCGCGGAAAGATGGACAGGAGGCTTCCAGACCTGGCCGGCCCGCGAGTGAGCCCCTTGCGACGATAACGGCCAGCGGCGCTCAGCAGCAGGTGTCGGCCGCCTTCCTCGCTCAGAACAATTATCAGGAGCCTGGCCATGATGCACGCGAGCCGCTCTCGACGATCGTAGCTAAGGGAAGCACGCAAAGCCCTGTCGTCGCTTTCGTCTCCCGTCAATTCGGCGCGAGCATCGGCCACGGTATCGAAGAGCCGTCGGCGACGGTGACCGCCGGCGTGAACAAGTCGGCACTCGTTGCGCCGCACCTGCACGCTTATTATGGGTCCGACCAGGACACGCCCGAAGACGAACCTTTTCACACGATCACGACCAAACCCCGGTTCAGTCATGTCGAGGCGGAGATCAGCGCTCCTCCTTTCACCGAAGACCAGCACGACAGGGCGCGAGAAGTCGCAGAATTCCTGCGGTCCTATGACTTCTGGGATGATCGCGAGTTCGTCACCCTAACCATCGACGACGCCGAGTTCGTCATCGTTGACATCGGTATGCGGATGCTTACCCCGCGCGAGCTTTATTCGGCACAGGGTTTTCCGGTCGACTACAAGATCGACGCCGATGCCGACGGTCGCCCGTTCCCGAAGAACGTTCAGGTCTCTTGTGTCGGCAACTCCGTTTCGCCGCCGGTCGCTGCTGCCATCGTCGCGGCAAACTGCCAGCACCTCATCGAATATCGCGAGGCGGCCGAATGACCTCTCCCGAAGAGATGATCGCTTGGCTCGATCGCCGCATCGCCAGCGCCATGGCCTGGCTCGACGACCACGGCAAGGGCTCGAAACGTCCTCGTCCTCAGCACGAGATCGAAACCAAGGAATACGACATCGCCCGCTTTGAGGAGATCAAGGCTGCGTACGTGAAAGCTCTTGAGCGGAAAGGGCAGGCGGCATGAGCCAGAACACCTCTTCCGCCGTGATGCAGCAGCGCAGCGAGCCACACGATAGCCTCGACGACTTCCCGACCCAGCCGTGGGCAACACGGGCGCTATGCGAGCACGTCCTCTCCGGATGCTATCTCAAGAATAAGACGTCCTGGGAGCCGGCATGCAATCGCGGCCACATGTCGGTGCCATTGCTCGAATACTTCGGAGCGGTGTGGGCATCAGATATCCACGACTACGGCACGCCCGGCAGCTTCCAGCATGATTTCCTCTTCCCGGTGATGCCGCTGTCGGAAGACCCTGATTGGATCATCAGCAATCCGCCGTTTCGCCTTGCTGAGCAGTTCATTGCCAGGGCGCGCGAGATCGCGACCGAAGGCGTTGCCATGATCGTCCGCACCTCCTTCCTGGAAGGTATAGGCCGATACGAGAACTTGTTCAGCAAAAACCCGCCGTCGATCGTCGCTCAGTTCTCCGAGCGGGTGCCGATGGTCAAAGGCAGACTTACCGCTACCGGATCGACGGCCACATCCTATTGCTGGCTCGTCTGGATCAAGGGCGTCACCAGCACGAAGCTGGTCTGGATTCCGCCATGCCGGAAGAAGCTTGAGCGTCCCGAGGACTATGCAGCTTATCGCGAGGTGGCTGCATGATTACCTTCCTCGAAGCCTACGCCCTCCATGGTCCCGACGTCGAGCGTATCGCCGAAGCCCTCGGCATCACGCCACCTGAAGCCGATCGCCTCATCAATGAAGCGATGGAACGCCGGCACCAGCAGCGCGTCCAGCGTAGCCGGAGGCGCGCATGACCGAGATCTTGACCCGCGAGCAATATCGCGCCGCCGTCGCAAAGCCCAAGCGAGGCAACAAGTTCCGCGCCAAGCAGACGATGTTTGAAGGCATCCTTTTCGACAGCAAGCGCGAGGCCGAGGTCTACCGCGATCTGAAGCTGCTTGAACGCGCCGGCCGCCTCAGCGGATTCGAGCGCCAGCGGAAATTCGAGCTGATAGTCAACGGCAAGATCATCGGCACATACCGAGCCGACTTCGCCTTCATCGATCACGACCAGGACGGCCGGCTGCGGGTGGTCGACGTCAAAGGCGTTGTTACGCGCGATTTCCGCCGCGTCCAGAAGATCATCAAGGCGGCATACAATATCGATGTCGAGGTGTGGAAATGAGCAACCGCGCTTGGATGCCGCTCCATATCGCCGACTATCTGGCGGACACAGGTCACCTGACCGCGACCGAGCACGGTGCCTACCTGCTTTTGATCATGCACTACTGGCAAAATGGCCGGTTGCCAGAGAACGAGCGTGTCATCGCCCGCATCGCCAAGCTGACGCCGGAGCAGTGGGACGAGAGCAGGGACATGCTCGCCATGCTCTTCGGTCCTGGCTGGACGCATAAGCGCATAGACGCCGAGCTTTCAAAGGCTGACGAGATCATCGAGAAGCGCCGCGCCGCTGCAGAGTCCCGGTATTCGAAGGGGAAGAAAGACACGTCTGATGCAAATGCAATGCATGTGCAAAGCAAATGCAGTGATACGGGCGTGCCACCTTTTACCGATAACCACTCTTCCTCACTTCGTTCGGAAGACGCGCGCGCGCCCGAGTTCGATCAATTCTGGGAAGTTTATCCCAACAAGGTCGGTGAGCCTGCGGCTCGGAAAGCCTTCTCGAAAGCCATAGCTCGCGCCACCGCCGCCGAGATCATGCGCGGTGCCAGTGAATACGCCGCCAAGACCGACGATCGCCAGTGGTGCAATCCGGCTAAGTGGCTTTCCGAAGATCGCTGGAAGGACCAGCCGGCAAAGCCTCCCGACAAGCCGCCGGCGCCAAAGCCGGGCACGAACGGCCTATCCCACCTGCAGAATTTCCAATCCCGCGAGGACTACCTCGCAGCTGAAAAAAAACGATCCGAAAGGAGTTTCCGATGACGAGTTTTTTCTGGACAGAAGACAAGATCACATCGGCGGAGAAGCTTTGGGCCGACGGGATATCGGCGCGAGAAATCGCTGAACGCCTCGGCTCGACGAAGAACACCGTGATCAACATGGCCGGCCGGCATCGTGACAGGTTCCCCGCTAGGCAGGTGGCTAGGATATCGCTTCCGGAAGATGCGACGCCGGCGCAGCGGATCAATCACGCTGATCGCGTGATCCGCGTGACGTTCTCCGGCGCCGAAGTGACACTTCCCCGCGTTGTCTTCATCGATGGAGCGGCGATCTGATGACCCGTCTCGCTCGCGTCGACATGGATGCAGTCGCTCCGCTTTACCCGAGCGACAAGGTCGCTGGCCGGGTGGCGGGCAGGGGAGAGCATTTCGAATGGTCTCCGCCGGAAACATCGATTCATTCCCGCGACCCGATCCCTTATCGGCAGCCGACAGAAGCCGAAACAATTCTGCCGAGCTTCGTCGATCTCGCCGGTCTCAAGTCCGGACGACTGACGGTCATGGGTATCGCCGTCGAATCCATCTCGCCCGGGCAGCGTTGGGTGGTCCGGTGTGTTTGCGGATCCTACGAGGTTCGGCGCGCGCGCTATCTCAAGGCTTGCGCTGCTGGCCAGAAGACAGGCGACAACGAGGCGATGTGCTTGGCATGCGCCTATACCCGACGCCTGCAGAATGGCCGGTTTAACCCGAAGAAGGCGGCCGCGGCTGCCGAGGCAATCCAAAACTGCATTCGATAACGAGCGGCGGCTCACGAGAGGCAATGAAAATGGCGGCGATTAAGTTGAAAGAGCAAGACACCCGAGATTTCAGTGAAATTGTCGATCAAAGGCGTAAGCGCCTGAAGGGCCGCGACTGGTATGCGATCCGGGCTGCGCCAGGTACACAGCGCATGGCTCGTCATGTCGACGACGCTCCGGTCCACCGCGTCGGAGAGAGCATCATCGAGCGCAATCTCCGCAACGAAGGCATCAGCGTCTACATGCCGGCCTATTGGTACGAGAGCATTCACCACCGCACCCGGAAAGTCATCCAGCGCCGCCTTCCGCTGCTGGTCGGCTATGCCTTCGTCAACCTCGAAAACCTGAACTTCGAGAAGGTGCGCGACGTCGACGGCGTGGTGTGCTTCCTCCGGTCCGAACTTGGTCCCATCAGGTTCAGCGGAGACGATCTCTCTATCATCGCAGCCGAAGAGCTATCGCGCCGACAGGAGTTTCGCCGCGAGCGCATCACCCGAATCCAAACCGAAACGGCCCGCCAGATGATGCAACTGCGCGGCAATCTCCGCAAGATAATGCCGAAGGGCAGGGGCAACCGCATCAACCTGAAGGATCAAGCGCTGATCGCTATCAAGGGCATGAAACCCGACATGCAGAGCAAAGTCATGGGGATGCTGCTTCAATTGGAGCAGTTGGAGGCATATGAGGGACTTGAAACCATAGATCGTGTTGCGTAGTATCCAGCCCAAGGTGATTTGGGCTGTTCTGATCGCGGACCTCTCTGAGAGGGAATACTCGCCGGGCCCCGGATTGGTTATCACCGCCAATCGCGCAAAAAGAACGCTGTCTGAAATTTCCCATTCATGTCAGAGCCGGGCAGCCCGGTAGCTCGCTTGGCCACTATCGTTTAGATCGCATCCCATCGAGGACTTGCCTCTGAAACCCCTCGCTTTCGTCCTTGAAGTGTTCGAGCCAGAAGTCGGGGTCGGGATTGAGTTTGATTATATCAGCCACAACTACTGCTTCACGTCGGACGGACAAAACGGCGTTCGAAACATCTCGATGCTCGGCCGCCGATGTGAGTGATAAGCGTTCCAACGCGAGCCGGTAGACTTCTCGGATATTGCTCTCGCCATCTTCGAGCTTTTGGTATCCGCGCAGGGAAAGACCCATAGCCTTCGCAACCTGCGTCTGGGTCATTTGCATTTTTTTGCGCATGGCAATCAGTTCTTGGGCTGTCATTGAAAGCGCTCCTCTGATTTGTTATATTTTGGGGAACCGGAGAGGTGGCTAGACCCCTCCGGCCCCCAGTTACCGGCTAACGGAGATCGTCAGTCTCCACTTGCCGAACCGGACTTGGAAGGTGAGCTTGACGCTCATGGTGTCCTCCTAGTCCCCGAAGCTTGATCGCTTCGGTGATTTTATTTTGCGCACTTTGTGCGTATTTGTCAATGTAAAATACGCACTTTATGCGCATTTTTAGCCGCTCGGTTATCGCCGGGCGGCTTTTTACATGCTTTCATGTCGGAGTAGAGCAGCCCGGTAGCTCGCCAGCCTCATAAGCTGGATGCCGCAGGTTCGAATCCTGCCTCCGCAACCATTCAGCGCCAGAGAGCCCGCCACCGGTTTGTCACCCGGTCGGCGGGTTTCTCACGTTACCTAAACGAGGCACGGAAGCCTTCCACCTTATCCAATTCAGCGTACACGTCTTCTCTTAGAATATTGTCATCTTCGATCATAGCTTCGGCGAGTTCGTGAAGATGTTTGAACCTTTCCGCGTCCGACATATCGTCCCATCCGATATCGCAAGCACCAGCCGAGCATAAAAGGGCCTTGTCGTCAGTAGCTATTGTGACCACCTTGACTTTACCGGCGTTCTCATCGTCTTCGGTGTGGGGGTGTTTCGGCGTCCAAACAAGCATCGCATCAATAGATTTCATTTCATCCTCTCAGGGTTGACCCATGCCAGTCTTGAAAAACGCACGGCATGAGAAGTTCGCGCATGAGTTTGCGAAAGGCAAGACGCTGATGCGCCCCATGCCTCCCGAAAACATGATCGAGGACACCAGCATCCGGTTCGAGCCGGCGCCTGATCTTCTCGAATGGGCGCGGTCATCCTTCATCGATGAGACGGCCGACCTCGTAAACGAGGATCACGCTCATCTCCGCTTCGCATCGATCGGCGCCCTTTGGACCAACGTCCCCAATGGCAGGGCAGGCCGCCGGATCATCGGTCAATGCGAGATGGGATTGCCGCCGGCCGGCAAGTGGTCGCGCGCCCGGATCGAATTGCAGCTGCAGCAGTGGTTCGGCGGAGTGCCCGACTTCCTGCTGACCTTCGATGCCCATTATGCGTCGGTATGCTCGGACGCCGAGTTCTGCGCCCTCGTCGAGCATGAGCTCTACCATGCAGGACAAGAGCGCGACCAATACGGCGCGCCGAAGTTCCGCCGCGATGGCAGTCCGGCGTTCGGCCTAAGGGGACACGACGTAGAAGAGTTCGTCGGCGTCGTTCGTCGCTATGGGGCAGATGCCGCCGGCGTCCGCGCTCTCGTCGATGCGGCAAACCGGCCGCCTGAAATATCCCGGGCCAGCATTGGCCATATAAGTGGGACATGCCAGTTGCGTGTCGCCTAGCGCCGTCGCAGCAAGAAACGATCGTTAAACCGCTCTCGAAAATCCTCAAGGACTTCCTCGAACCGGTTGAAGCCCTCAGCTCGCATAAGGGCGGCAAAGTTGATGCTAGGGTCCGTCCCCTTCACGGCCGCCCAGTAGTAATTCACCATTCCTGCAGCGTTCCGCTCCCGCATCCGCATGATCGTAAATCTAATGCCCTGTTTGAGCCGATCCGATGCGGAAGAAGACGTGAGGATAGGGTCGAACACCCGCTCGTGCAGGTAGGACATGACCTCTTGCTCTTTTGCCCCAAGGGTATTCGCCATTTCTATTCCTCCCTATTTGACGGGACTTTGACACACGCATGGCCAAAGCCAAGCTATCAGATGAGGTGAAGACCTACATCGTTCAAGCTCTCGCTTGCTTCGACAGTCCGTCGATCGTCGCGGCGTCGGTCAAGAAGGAGTTTGGGGTAGAGGTTAGCCGTCAGCTGGTGGAAAGCCACGACCCGAACAAGAAGGCTGCTAGTGGTCTGGCACCTAAGTGGAAAGCCTTGTTCGAGGAAACCCGGAAGACGTTCCTCGAAGACACCGCCTCGATCGCGATCAGCCATCGTGCCGTTCGTCTCCGTGCTCTTCAGCGCATGGCCGACAAGGCAGAGACGCAAGGCAACATGGTGCTGGCATCATCGCTGCTCAAGCAGGCGGCGGAAGAGGTCGGCGGCAGCTACACCAACCGGCGCGAGCTGACCGGTAAGGACGGAAAGGACTTGCCGGTACCAGTCTCGCCGGTGACGATCTTCCAGTTGCCCGATAATGGCAGGGGCTGAGGCGGGCGCGGCAGCCCAGACAATCATCCGGCCGCAACCGGGCCCACAGACGACATTCCTATCCTCGCCGGCCGATATCGCCATCTATGGCGGCGCTGCCGGCGGCGGCAAGACCTGGGCGCTCCTCATGGAGCCGCTGCGGCATGTCAATAATCCGGCCTTCGGCGCGGTGTTCTTCCGTCGCAACCTGACCCAGGTCAGAAACGAAGGCGGTCTATGGGATGAAAGCGAAAAGCTCTATCCGCACCTGAGCGCGTCACCGCGATCGGCGCCGGACCTGAGCTGGACCTTTCCTTCGGGGGCCGGCGTCTCGTTCGCTCACCTTGAGCACGAGAAGACGATCTATAACTGGCAGGGTTCTCAGATCCCGCTGATCTGCTTCGACGAGCTGACGCATTTCAGCGCGAAGCAGTTCTGGTACATGCTCAGCCGAAACCGCTCCATGTGCGGTGTTCGGCCATATGTGCGGGCGACCTGCAATCCTGACGCGGATAGCTGGGTTGCCGAGTTCATATCCTGGTGGATCGATCCGGAGACCGGATTTGCCATTCAGGAGCGCGCCGGCGTTCTTCGCTGGTTCATTCGCATCGGTGACACGATCATATGGGCTGACAGCCCGCAGGATCTCGCGCACCACGTCAATCCTCTGACCGGCGAACCTATACCGCCGAAGTCAGTAACGTTCATCCCGGCCAAGCTCAGTGACAACGCTTTGCTGATGGCGGCCGATCCCGGCTATCTTGCCAACCTGATGGCGCAGCCGACCGTCGAGCGAGAGCGTCTCCTCGGCGGCAACTGGAAGATCCGGCCGGCCGCTGGCCTTCTGTTCCAGCGTGGTTGGTGCCAGGTCGTCGATGCGGTTCCCGCTGGTGTCCGCTGGATGCGCGGCTGGGACTTGGCGTCGACGCCGAAGACAGAGGGCGGCGATCCGGACGCCACGTCAGGGACCAAGATCGGCAAACTGCCAGATGGCAGCTATATCGTCGGTCACAATGTCAGCGATTTCTTGTCGCCAGCCGGCGTCGAGCGTCTGATCAAGAATATGGCGGTTGCCGACGGCCGCGAAACGCAAATTTCACTGCCTCAAGATCCGGGGCAGGCGGGTAAATCGCAGGTCACCAACCTTACGAAGATGCTCACAGGCTTCAACGTCAGGGCTACACCGGAATCCGGGGACAAGATCACGCGGTTCAGTCCATTCTCGGCTCAGGCAGAAGCTGGGAACGTCCTGGTCCTTCGTGGGCCATGGAATGAAACCTGGTTCAATGCGTTAGAAAGCTTTCCTGAAGCGAAGCATGATGACGATGCGGACAGTACCAGCAGGGCGTTCAACGCATTGCTGAACGCGTCCACCTACACGCTTTCGAACATCTGAGGACCGACATGGCCTGTGGACCTTGTGAAAAGCGCCGGCAGATGATCGCCGATGCACGGAAGCAGGCAGGCGCCAAGGGCGTGCTGAAGGTGCTGCCGAAGGTCGCCAGAGACGTCGTGAAGAACCCGCCGAACATCAGGAAGAGCCGCAATGGGTGATGTGATCAAGCTACGGGCCAATGACAGCCTCCGCTCGGTCGTCGCTGGCCTTGGCGACCCGTTCCGGGACAAGATGGCAACGGCTTCTTATGGCTTTCAGTACATCGACGACTATCAGCTGGCCGCGATCTACAAGAGCAATTGGCTCGGCAAGAAGATCGTCAACATCCCCGCCATGGACGCTGTCCGCAAGGGCAGGGATTGGCAGGCTGAGCAGGATCAGATCGAACTCATCGAGGCCGAGGAGAACCGTCTCGGCTATTGGCAGAAGCTGCTTGAGGTGAAGGTTAAGGCTCGCCTATGGGGCGGCGCGGCCCTGTTCATCGGCACCGGTGAGCAGGACCTTATGCAGCCACTCAACGTCGAGCGTGTGGGCAAGGGCGGGATCAAGTACCTCACGGTTCTATCCCGTCGTGATGTCACCTCGGGTCCGATCGAGCAGGATGTGCTGTCGGAGTTCTTCGGCAAACCTTCCTATTATGAGGTGACCGGCACTGCATCCATGGTGCGGATCCACCCATCTCGCTTGGCCGTCTTCATTGGCGAACCCCACGGTGACAATCTGTTGAACTTCGGCATCAATCAGGGCTGGGGCGATAGCATCATCGAGTCGGTTTACACGGCGACGAAGAATGCGGATGCCACAGCTGCCAATATTGCCAGCCTGGTGTTCGAGGCCAACGTCGATGTGTTCCGCATCCCGGATTTCATGGCGAACCTGTCGGACCCTGCATATTCTCAGCGGCTGCTCGATCGCTTCATGCTGGCGGCAACGGCCAAGGGCATCAATCGCGCACTGCTCCTCGACAAGGAAGAGGAATACGAGCGCAAGCAGGTTTCGTTCGCCACGCTGCCGGAAGTGATGCAGACCTTTCTGCAGATCGCCGCCGGAGCCGCTGATATCCCGGTGACGCGTCTTCTCGGTCAATCCCCGGCGGGTATGTCGGCTACCGGCGAATCCGACATGAACAATTATTACGACCGCGTGGCATCGATCCAGACGCTGGAGATGACACCGGCGCTCTATCGCTTCGATGAATGCTTGATCCGCTCCGCCGTCGGCAGCCGTCCTCCCGAGATCTTCTACACTTGGGCGCCGCTCAAGCAGATGACGGAAAAGGAACTGGCCGAGATTGGCAAACTTCACGCCGAAACCGCCCAGATCCTGAATACCAGCGGTCTCTTCACCGCGGAAGAACTCCGGACGGTGGTCGGCAACCAGCTCGTCGAGGATGGTTTCTATCCGGGTTTGGATCAGGCGATGGACGAGACCGGAGACGATTGGGAAGCAGATCTCGGCGGGGAGGGCGATGACACGAGCGCCGAACCTCCCGTTGGGCAGCCCGGCGCGCAGCAGACCGAGGAATGATGCTCCGCTATTCACTGGCGAAGCTCGCCAAGCGGCCGAAGGGTTCGACCACCATCCTGCCGCCGGTCAACGTCAGGCTTTCGGCTGAGAAGAAGTATCTAACCGCGCTTCGCGGCATGTTGACCCAGATCGCCTCGCAGACGCGCGACACGATCATTCCGCTCTATGAGGCTGAGCAAGCGCAGAAACGCATTGCGCGGTCCCTAACGGTCGACGCTGATCGCACGTGGTTTTCTGGCCTGGATGCCTTGGTGTCGCAGTTGGTCCGCGTGGCATCGACCACTGTCAATCGCATCCTCGACCTTGAGGCGCTGCGCCACACGGAATCGTTCATGGCCGTGGCCAAGCGGGCGCTCGGCATCGATCTTCGGGCGGTGGTCGCGCAAGAGGATCTGGCGGATTATCTGCAGGCGGCTGCGGCGCGGAATGCCTCGCTGATCAAGAGCCTGGGCGACGACGTGGTGAAGCGTGTCGAGCAGACCGTCTATGCCAACAGCATCGCCGGGAACTCGGTCACGACGCTGCGCAAGGCCCTGCAGGAGCAATTCGGCATCGTCGATCGGCGGGCCAAGCTGATCGCCAGGGACCAGACGGCAAAGCTCAATTCGGACCTGAACAAGATCCGGCAGGAGCAGGCCGGGATAACGAGCTACAGCTGGATGACGGCGCACGACGAGCGCGTGAGGCCGCTGCATCGGTCACTGGACGGTAAGACATACAAATGGGGTGAGGCAACCGGCGCAGAGCAGGGGCTCCCGCCTGGGCAGCCGATCAACTGTCGCTGCGTGGCCCGCGGGGTTGTCGTGTTTTGAGGAGCTCTTCGAGTTCGTCGGTCGTTACGCGCTCGTCCTCGACGACAATGACCTCCGTTGTCTCGAACGCGTGCTTGAGCTTGCGAACCTCAAGCGACAAGGCCTCAATCTTGAGGCCTTGATCAAGGATCAACTGCCGCAGCGCTCTGAATTGTTCATCGGTCATCGCGCCGATCTAACCGCATCAAGGGAATCATGTCCATGAAATTCACCGATCCGAAAGGAAACGACCATGACTGCCGTTGACAGCACTTCCAACGACCGGACGGTCTACAACACCATGCGTCACGCCGCGTCCTGACTGACGAGGAGAAGGCAGCAATGCAGGAGATCAAGGATATGGGCCTTGCATTCCATGATCGGATCCCAGCGCTGGGTAACAGCCGTGAAATCTCGCTTGCTAAGACAAGGGCAGAGGAAGCCGCGATATGGGCAGTGAAGCACATCACGGTTTAACCCCTCACTTTTTCTTTGGCGCAGGTTTTGCGGAAGGTTTCCCGTCCGCATGAGCGAGAACCGCCCCTGCGAGACGCTTGATATCTTTACCAGCCTTCGGGTCTTGCAGCTTCTGGGCTGCCAGCTTTTCGATCGCTGGTGAATGATCCTTCGGTCCCTTCACATTCGCCATTGTCCCCTCCTTACAGGTTGCGGGGCAATTGATGCATACCTGCAACCAAAAGTCGAGTCCGGCGGAGAAATGATGCTCGTCAAGACCGTCACGACTGTTGTCACGACAGTCAGCACCGCCTAATCCGCACCGCCCATCATCAATCGCTGCTAGCGCCCGCTAATTGTGACGAGATCAATTCAAGATCACCCGATGTAAATTTCCATCGTCCTGAGATGTTGGGACCTTCCACCCAGATCTCGTAATATCCTTTGCGGCGCCCCAGCACCTTTCCGGATACGTGCCTTAAAGTGGCTTTGTGATTTGGAATAACGTTGATGCCGTGGCCGAGCTCATTCAAAATAGATGGGTGAAGCCGCTTTGTTCCCAGCGCCTTACCGATTTGAACAAGAATTTCGAAGATTGGCGTGGCTCGCCAGTCGAGCGGGAATTGGCTATTCATTCTTGCACAACATCAACGGCTTGATGTGATGTCAATCCCACCACCCCGTCATCAAATGATGGGTCACTTAGGCTAGATGCTGCCCAACACGTAATGAGCTACGGCTGGCAGCAGGGGGCACGACTGCCGAATTTTAATGGGAAGGACTATCCAACCGTCGAGACAGCATGGACCTGCATGTCATCTCGCACTTCATAAAACTTGTTCCCGTCGACGTATATAACGTGGCAAGTTGGCTTCTCGCCTTTGCTAGCTGAGCAAGCCTTGTCGCCCTTGAACGACAGCTTGTTCTTCACGTCAATTATCTTGCCGTCCACGTTAGCCTTCCCGGTGATAGTACCCTTCTTCCAACTCCACACCAGATCAGCGCTGACGGGCTTCTCAAAGTCGAATATCTCGACCTTCACATGCTTGCCGTCGGCCAAGGCTCTAAACTCTTCCATGGTGACCTTCTTGGCCCCGGGAGGAAGTTCCGCGGCGTACGCGTTTCCGCCCGATAACAAGAATGCTAGTGCACCAATGTATGAAAGAAACTTTCTCATGGCGAGGTCCTCTACCCCAGAAGCAGGGCAAACTAAATTACCACCCCATGGGTTTGTCCCACAACCAACCACACCTCCACCATTTGGAGAGGGTTAGGACATTTGCTCTTGCTGCAATGAGTGCATCCCCACCACCCGCTAAATCGAAACGTCATCCAACCGGCTCTTGAGAAGGGCAGGGAGATAACCCCATGCAATTCACTGACAAGCTGACGCTCGACGGAGCAATCCGTCGGACGGCGGACGGCTATGGCGTTGTTTCCGCCAAGGTTGCCCGTGGCGGCAATGTTCAGCTTTACCTCGGCTCCGAGGTCGGGATGAACGACAAAGCCACCGTCCGTGTCTACCGGCCTGAAAGCGAAGTGTTCAAGAAGGACGCCATCGCCAGTTACGCCGGTGTTCCGGTGACCATCAATCATCCGAAGAATGGCGTGTCGGCCGATACCTGGAAGGATCTGGCCGTCGGCGAGGTCGGTGACGACGTGCTGCGCGATGGCGAGTTCGTCCGTGTCCCGATGATGCTGCGCGATGCCAAGGCCATCAAGGCTGTGGAGGACGGCAAGCGCGAGCTCTCCATGGGCTACAGCGCCGAGATCACCTTTGCCGACGGCGTCACGCCCACCGGCGAGACCTTCGACGCCATCATGTCGGATTTCAAGATGAACCACGTTGCGATCGTCGATCAGGCGCGCGGCGGGGCAGAGCTTCGCATCGGTGACGGTGCGGATAAGTGGGGCATTGCCCCTATCACCATCGATCATAACCCCGAAAAGGAAAAGATCATGACCCTGAAGACGGTTACCGTCGATGGCATCCCGGTTGAGGTAACCGACCAGGGCGCCATCGTCATCACCACGCTGCAGACGCGGCTGGCTGATGTCTCCGCCAAGCTCTCCGACGCCGAAAAGGCACATCAGGTGGCCATCGCTGCCAAGGATGCCGAAATCGCGAAGAAGGACGCCGCGCTCGACGCTGAGAAGGTTAAGGTGCTCTCCGACGCCGACATCGACAAGCGTGTGCAGGCGCGGGCCGACCTCATCACTGTTGCCAAGGCGATCGCCAAGGACGTGAAGACCGAGGGCCTGTCTGACGCGGCGATCCGCAAGGCGGTTGTCGTTGCCAAGGTCGGTGATGCCGCGATCGCCGGCAAGGCCGATGCCTATATCGACGCCCGCTTCGATCTCCTGGTCGAAGACGCCAAGAAGACGGTCGATCCGTTCGCCCGTGTCGTCGCCGATGGCATTCACCACAACCTCGATGCACCCGGCGCCGCTGACAAGTCGTGGAACGACAGCGTCTCCGACCTCAATGCATGGCGCTACCAGAAGGAGGCCTGATCGATGCCTATCACCTACAGCACTACACTCGCAGCCTATGCGGTCGGCCGCCGCGTCAACATGGAAGAGTGGAACACCATCACTCGCTCCCTGGAAGGCGCGACCGCCCTCGGCTTTGGCCAGCCCGCAGTCGCCGGCACAGGGGCGCACACTTGCGTTCCCCTGTCGGCGACAGGCCAGAACATTCTCGGGGTTACCGAGGCTGACCCGACCCTCCCGCGTCCGGGCGATGCGTTTGCTCAGTATGACAACGTGCCGATCTGCGAAAGCGGCGTCATCGGTGTCTTGCTCGGTGCCAACGTGACGAAAGGCGCTCAGGCGCGGTTCGATATCACCAACAAGGTCTGGACCGGTGCAGCTGCATCGGGGACCGTCCTCACCATCCCCGGCGCTCAGTTCGATGAAGCCGGCTCTTCGGGTGCCGTCGGTAAGCTTCGCTACCGCCGCCCCGTCCCGTCTGTCTCGGCATAAGGAGCGCAATCAATGTTTGGACCAGGACACAACGGCGGCCCGGTAATGATCGCGGACGCCACGGCGGCGCTCGCTTTCGTGACGGCGCAGGCCTACCGCATCAACCAGACCGTCTACGAGACGCGTTATCCCGATTGGGACTTCGGCCGACTGATCTATGTCGAGACCGAAGGCGATCCGTGGGCACCCGGCATCATGACGTACCTCTCCGACATGAGCGGTGCGGCAAACTGGCAGTCCGGCGCGGCGAAGGATATCCCGCTCGCTGACGTCAACCAGGATTTCCAGCTCAAGACCTTCCATCTGGCGGCCATCGGCTACCAGTACAATATCCAGGAGGTCAACGCGGCGATCCAGATCCCCGGCGGCACTCTTCAGAACCGACGGGCGAAGGCGGCACGCCTTGCCTACACCAAGTTCATGTACGACCTCACCCTCTTCGGCAGCACCGAAAAGGGCCTTGGCGGCGTCACGAACTATCCGGGCGTGGTAGCCGCTGCGGTGCCGGCGGACGGCACTGGTTCGGTGACATGGTGGGTGAATGCATCCGGTGTCGGCACGAAGACGCCGGCGCAGATCGTTCGCGACATCAATCTCGGTCTCCAGGGCATCAGCCTTGCGACCTACAACATCGAACTGGCAGACACTGTCCTCCTGCCGGACGAAGCCCTGAACTACATCGCCGCCACGCCTTACAGCGCGACCACGATGGAGACGATCCTTTCGTTCGTGATGCGGAACAACCTCTACACCCTCCGCACCGGCCGGCCGCTGAATATCCGCTCCGTGCGGGAACTCGGCGTGGCGGGCACCGCAGTGGCAGGCAAGGGCCGCATGGTCGTCTACAAGAACGACGAGAACTTCGTGAAGCTTCATCTCCCGATGCCTCACCGGTTTCTGCCGGTCTACCAGGATGGCCCGCTCAACTGGCAGATCCCCGGCATCTTCCGGACCGGCGGCGTTGAAATGCTGACGACAGCGGCAATCCGCTATCTCGACGGCATCAGCGAGACCCCGAGCTGATAGGAGGTTGTCATGGTCAAGGTGCGAAACCTGACGAACAGCCCGTTTGATCTCCACGGGGCGGAAGGCATGGTACGCCTTCCAGCCTTCGGGGAGGTTGAGGGTGAGTTCACCGACGATTACCTCGGCATCCTCGAATCCAGCATGGCCGTCGAGGTCATCAAGGACGAAAATGCAGAGACCGGCGACGGTGGTGAATCCAAATCGGAAGATGAGTTGACGAAGCTCAGGGCCGATTACCTCGATGTGGTCGGCAAGCGGCCATTTCACGGATGGACCGCCGCCCAACTCCAAGAAAAGATCGACGCCAAGCTGGCTTCGTGACCCGTCACCCCGGCGGGAAACTGCCGGGGTCCACCCATTGGAGGGGATCATGTCTAACGTCAAGAACCTTGCCGAAGTACCTGTGACGATTGGTGGAACGACCATTCAACCGGGCAAGACGGTGAACTTCCATCGCTGGCATGTGCTGCAGCATTCGGATTCGGCCCATGCGCTTCTCGCTGCAAAGCTGATCGAGGTGGTCGACGAGGAAGAGCCGAAGGCGACTGCAAAAAAGAAAGGCAGCGCCAATGGCGTATCAGGTACCGACACCCGCGACGTTTAAGGCACGCTATCCAGAGTTCGCGGCGGTTTCCGATGTGCTCGTGCAACTCGTTCTCGATGACGCGATCGGCGACGCTGGCGATACGTGGGTGGAGAAGGATCGCGCCCGGGCTCAGATGCTTCTTGCGGCTCATATCCTGACGATGGAGGGCGAACCGGGCCGCACTGAGAATGGCTCATCCGGCGCAACCGCCGGCACCGGCATCATCAAGCGCGACAAAGTCGGCGATGTCGAGACGGAATTCGCAACTCCGGCGTCGTCCGGCCCGGGAGGCTCGACGCTCTCGGCCTATTCGCTGACCTTCTATGGTCAGCAGTATCTCGAGCTGCTCCGCAAGAATTTTCCGGCTGTTGCGGTCGTCTGATGTTCACGATCGGCGTCAAGCGCAAGGTCGTCGGTTCGGTCTATGCCAATCTCGGCAAGTCGCTTCGGGGGCCGAAGCAGGTAAAGGTCGGATTTCCCGCCGGCGACGCCGATTCCGATAACATCAACAAGGCCGTCTGGAACGAATTCGGCACGCGCGGCGGTGCATCCGGTGGCGGATGGGGCGGCCCTGTCCCGGAACGGCCATTCATGCGCAACGCCATGCGGGACAATCGCGGCAAGTATCGTGATGCGCTGAGAACGTCGGCCGCCAAGATCCTCACCGGGAAAACCGGCTTGAAAACCGTACTATCGAAGCTTGGGATCATGGCGCAAGGGGACGTTCAGGGCGAAATCACTTCGCTGATGTCGCCGCCGAACAGCCCCGTCACGGTGGCGCTGAAAGGCTCCAGCAAGCCGCTCATCGATAGCGGCGAGATGCGCGGCGCCGTTACCTACAAGGTCGATCAATGAATATTGCAGGGCGAGCGATTGACCGGCGCGCGATCAGCATGTCGCTGACCCGCCGGGATCCGGACAGCTACGATCCTGACACGGGCAAGGCCATTCCCGGCGCCACCGCTGTTGATCCAATCAAGGCTGTCATTCAGCCAGCCACCGGCAACCAGCTTCACGATCTGCCGGAAGGTGTTCGCACCGAGGCGCAATGGCTTCTTTGGAGCCGAGCCGAAGTCCTACTCGACGATACCGTGACCCACAAGGACATCAATTATCGCGTCGTCTACGTCTGGCCGCGAGACGAGGGCGCATTCTACCGCGCAGCGCTCGGCAGGACCACGAAATGACCAATGACGAGGTATGGAGTTCCGTGGTGCGCTGGATCGCGTTGGTGACCAGCAGCGTGACGATCCGATCCCATGAAGGTTCGAGGGCTCCGGCGCTCCCCTACGTCATGGCCAACTTCACCGGGATGTCTCAGGTCAGAGCCCATGAGCAGGTGATCGAATACACAGAGACAGGCGAGACCACGCCACAGGACAAGCCAGAGATCAGCGCGGCTCCGGTCATCGAGGCTGAATGGCGATTTTCGGTTCATGCCTATGGAGCAGAGCCGACCGGCATTCTTCGCCGGATAGTGTCGGCGTCCAAGGTGGCCCAGGTCGTGGAGCCAATGTTCCCGGCGCTGGTCATTCACGAAGTTTCCCAGATCCGGAACGTGCCGGACTGGATCGACAACAGGTGGGAGCCTCGCGCTCAGCTTGATCTCGTCGTCCGCGGCCTGACGCGCGACGGCTTCATTGTCGACACCATCGACGAGACCAGCTTCGACATCGCTCAAAGCTGAATAACTGCAACCAAGAAAGGACGGCAGGATGGCAATCCTACCCTACAACCGCGTCGTCAACGTGACGCTGTCGCGTAACGATGCCTTTCCGAGCCGTCGCGGTTTCGGAACGCAGCTCATTCTCACCACCGTGGCAGTGACCGGCAAGGTCGATGCCACGCACCGCACGAAGCTCTACGCTTCGATCGAGGAGGTGGCGGCCGACTTCGCAACCACGGCAGACGCCTACAAGGCTGCCTTGTCTGCCTTCTCGCAGAACCCGCGCCCGACGCAGGTCAAGATCGGCTTTGTCGCTATCGACGTCTCGCCGACGTCTGCCGAGCTTCAGACAGAACTCAACACGCTCTACGACGCCGACCAGGATTGGTATTTCATCACGGTCGACACCTCGCTCCGCGATCAAGCCTATACCGACGGTCTGATCACATGGACCGAGGCGAAGAACAAGCTGGCGATCATCGACAGCAACGCTGCGGCGACGCAGTCTCCGAGTGACACGACCTCGATCGCCGCCCGCAATAAGGGCGAGTTCGAACGGACCGGCATCTTCTATCATACGAACGCTGCGATGTACGCGGCCTCTGCTCTAGCGGGCTGGATGTCGACCCGGAATTTCGACGACGCCAACAGCGCTTACACCGCGAAGTTCAAGAACCTGAAGGGCATCGAGGCGGTTAACCTCGGCTCCGCCGCGATCGCAGCCATCACCGGCTTTACGCCCGGCGTCGGCCAGTCGGAAACGGTCGGCCACATGGCCAACACCTATATCGACATCGGCAGCCGCAACTTCGTCGTCGAAGGCTCGACGCTGACGGCCAACGTCTTCCTCGACGAGATCCACACCACCGACTGGATCATCGCCCGCACGGAAGAAGAAGCGCTCGGCATTCTCCTCAACAACGCCCGGGTGCCGTTCACCGATGCCGGCATGCAGATGATCGCTTCGGCCGCGCGCACCGTCATGCAGCAGGCAACCCGTGCAGGCTTGATCGCCCAGGATCTCGACCCTGAGACCGGCGATTATGCTCCCGCCGTCGAAATCACCGTTCCCTCGGTGTTCGACGTGCCGGAAAGCCAGCGGAAAGCTCGCATCGCTCCGGCGATCGCGGTCCGCTTCCGCTACGCCGGCGCGGTCCACTACACCACGATCAACTACACCATGACGTTCTAAGGAGCTGACACATGGGAAACTCCACCGCATATTCGATGGTCAATGTGTCGGCCACCCTGGACGGGCAGACTGTCCAAGGCCTTTGGGATGGTGACGACGCCATCGTGGTCACGCGCGGCGCTGATGTCGGTTCCGGCCTTGTCGGCGCCGACGGCTCCGGCATCTTCTCGATCTCGGCCGACAAGTCCGCGCAGATTAGCATCAAGCTGCAACACACCAGCGCAACGCACCGTCTCTTGCACCAGAAGCTGAAGCGTCAGCAGGCTCTCGGCTCGGTCGCCGCTGCATTCCCGTTCTCGTTCATCGACGTCGGATCGAATGAAGGCGGCTCTTCCGATCGCGTCTTCATCCAGACGGCGCCGGCGGATTCGAAGGGCAAAGCTGCAGTCGTCCGCGAGTGGGTGCTGTGGACGGCCAACTGGAACGCGGAGATCCCGAACAATGGCTGAGAAGAAGATCAACGGCGTTGAGTATCGGGTTGATCCGCTTCTCGCCACCAAAGCTCTGGTCCTGCAAGCCCGCCTGATGCGCGCGGCCGGCCCGCTGGCCTCCAAGCTGCCGTCGATCCTTGCATCTCGCAGGGAAGGCGCCGGCGTCGAAGAGAAGGCAAAGGCCGATGCCGATGCGATCACGGCGATCACGGACATCTTCACGGCCATCTCGCCGGAAGAGTTCGCATTCTTGGTCAAGGACATCATCGAGATCGCCAAGATCCGCCGGCCGTCGGGCGTCTATGACCCCGTCGACATGGATGGAGATTTCGTCGGCCGCCTCGGCGATATCATTCCGGTCGCCGTTTTCGTCCTGTCGGAGCAGTTCGGAGATTTTTTCTCCGGCGCCCTGGCGAATGGAGCCCGCGCGTTGAAGGCAAAGGCCTAAGCGAGAGGGAAATCGACAGGGTTGCACCCAACCTCAACATGTGGCTTTGGCGGCCGATCCTCTCGGATCCGCCAATCTACACAATGCGGGACCTGCAGACGTGGGTGACCTTGGCGGACGTCATGGATGGCCACGAGGCTCTCGATCTGAAGGCGGCAATGGCTGAGGCAACAATTAAGGAGTGAGTCCGTATTTTTGGGCGAGCTTCGCCTGAAGGGCACATTGAGCCTTCCTTTCGGTCTCCGTCATGCCTTTGAACACATGGCCCTGAACCGATCGGACGTTGCTGAAGTGCATGCGAGAGCCTTCGTCGAGGTTCGCCACCGTGTTTTCCATGAAGGCGGCCGTCTTTGCATCATCGAGCTTGTAGCCACACAAATCAGCAGCGCCAATGATCTGCCCAACCTCGTTGGCAGTCATGAAGTCCTTGTTATTGATTGCATGCGCTGAGGCAACGCTCGCCAGAAACATCACAGTCATAGCCAGTGCCACGCGCATTCCAGAACCTCCGTTGGACGCCTGGAATGTGACGCTGTTTCAATCGGATTTCAATCTATGATCGTTGACGAACTCATCGCTATCCTTGGTTATGAGACCAAAGGTGAGGGCGAGCTGAAGAAGTTTCAGCAGTCGATCGATCAGACTGCGAAGCGCATCACGTTGTTTGCGGCCGCCGCGGCAGCGGCCGCCGCAGGCGCCTTGGCTGCTCTCGGCAAGTCCGTCATCACCACCTCGGCCCAGTTCGAGAGCTATGCGGCAACGCTTGAAACGATTGAGGGCAGTGCCGAGAAGGCGCAAACGGCGCTGGATTGGGTATCGACCTTCGGCGCCAAGACACCCTACGAAGTTGGCGAGGTCACCGAGGCATTCGTCCGCCTGAAGGCTTACGGTATCGACCCTACGACGGGCGCGCTTGAAGCAGTCGGTGATGCGTCCAGCGCCATGGGCAAGACGCTCATGGCCGGTGTTGAGGCGATCGCCGATGCTGCCACCGGTGAATTCGAGCGCCTGAAGGAATTCGGCATCACGTCGAGCGTTGCGGGCGACAAGGTGACTTTCAGTTGGACGAAAAATAGCCAGACGCTGACGAAGACGGTCAAGAAGAACAGCGCCGAAATCATCAAATTCCTGAAGGAAAACTTCGCCGACCGCTTCAACGGGGCGATGCTGCGCCAGTCCAAGACATGGAACGGCATGGTGTCCAACCTTGGCGATGCCTGGACCGGCTTCCTCCGCAAGATCGGTGACGCCGGTTTCTTCGACGCGGTCAAGCGGCAGCTCGGCCGGCTGCTCGATTTCATGGGCGAGCTAAGTTCGAGCGGCGCCCTTGATAGGTTCGCCAAGGTGCTCGGCTCGGCATTGGAACAAGGCGTCAATGCGGCCGTCTTCCTGATCGACCGCCTGCGCCGGCATTTTCAGTTTCTGTCGGAGTGGATTTCGATCAATCCGGATCTCTTCAAGACGATTGCCATCGGTCTCGGTCTGATCGCCGCCGTCAAATTCCCGTTCCTCACCGGCCTTCTGATCCTTGAAGACATCCTGTCGTGGATGGAGGGCGGCAAGAGTGTCATCGGCGAGTTCGCCGATGCCCTGTCGAAGCTGACGGGGATCGATGCTGCGAAGCTCGAAACGATCATAGCCACTCTGGCGGGGGCAACAGCGCTCGCAGCTGCCGCAGCCTCTGTCGGGCTGCTAACGGCTGCTCTGAACCCGCTGAGCGCCGCCTTGATCGGCCTGGGTGCGGCATTCGCAGGGGCAAAGGTCGCGCTCGACTACTTCGGCGTTGCCAAGGCCGATCTAGACAAGAAGGTTGCAGCGACGACCGCAGTCGATAACCCAAAGGCTCGCCCTGGCTATATCGAGGGCATGGGTGGCATCTACATGAAAGGCGCCGCCGTGGTGGATCAGCCGCGGCCGCCGGATCTCATGGGCCAGATGACGCCTGATGCGCTTGACTGGAAGCTGATGATGCAGAACGCCGAAGGCAATGCCGCCAAGATGGGCGGCGGCGCGCCGGCCAATGCCGTGGTCAACGACAATAAGCAGGACAATCGGAACCAGAGCGTGACGGTCCAGGTCGGTGGCGTTCAGGTCAATGGCGTGCCGAATGCTGGCCCGGCAGTCGGCGCCGCGGTCGGCAACGCAGTGGGCCAGGCATCTGCCGGCGGCGCTCGCGCCTCCCGCTTCGAGAAGGATGATGCGTTCTGATGTCTGTGATCGCCTTCTCCAGCGCCATCGGCCCGGTCGCGATCGACTGCGTCGTCTCCGAGCGCCATAGCTCGGAACTCGACATAACCGAGATCCCGATCGAGACCGGTGCCAAGATCACCGATCACGCCATCATCGTGCCGAAGCGTATCACGCTTGATGTTGCCGACTACGGCGCCGCGGCCACCTATGCGGCCCTCGTCGCATTTCAGGAAAGCCGTGTTCCGTTTTCTCTCGTCACCGGCCTTACGATCTATAACAGCATGCTGATCAAGCGGATTGATGCTGATCGAGATGCCGGCACATCTAAAATCCTGCGCTGCCGCTGTGACCTGCAGGAGGTCATCATCGCCAGCACCTCCTATGCAGCATCCCCGGATGGCGAAAGCACTGGTCAGCGCGGCAAGGCAGGCGGGACGAAGAGCACCAGGGCAGCGCCACCTACTTCCGAGCGAGCCAGCGATGCCGTGACCGCCGATCGCGCGACAGGAACCGTCCAGCGCGGCGATGCTGGCGTGAGCGCGGCGCCCACCGATCAGTCGGTCTTGAGGAGCATATTCCAGTGAACGTGTTCAACGTCGTCGACTATGCCGACCAGCAGTTCGGAACGATCATCAACGGCCGGCGGGTGACGATCCGCCTTCGCTATAATGCGTCCAGCGATCGTTGGAGCTTCGACCTCTCGATCGACAATCTCCCGGTGCTCACGGGCCGCCGCGTGGTGACGGGCGTCGATCTCCTTGCGCCGTTCGATCTCGGGCTTGGCGCGATATTCGCTTATGCCGTGACGCCTGGCGCGGTTCCGGATCGCGCAGCGCTGCCGGCCGGCACTGTCCTGCTGGTGCAGGTTTCGGACGCTGAGATCGCTGCGGCGGTGGCTGCCTGATGCGCCAATTCATGAGAAAGGTGCGGGCCACCTTCAACGGCGGCTTGATCATCAACCCGGGCGGGATCAACCCGCACGACATCCGCATCGAGTTCAACATCGACAAGGACACATCGTCTTCGCCGAACTCGGCAGAGATCACGATCTTCAATCTGTCCGAGAGCCATCGCAACAGCGTTGGCAAGGAGTTCGATGCCATCACGCTCGAGGCGGGCTATATCCCGCCGGAAGGTGACGGCAATGTCGGCGTCATCTTCAAAGGCGCGGTGCGTGACGTCGAGCACCGCAGGGAAGGGCCGAATATCCTGACGATCATCTCCTGCGGTGACGGCTCGAAGGCGCTTCGGCGCGCCACGATATCGAAGTCATTTCCCAAGGGGACGCCAGTCAAGGACGTCGTCGACGAGCTCGCCAAGCAGATCGAAAAGGAAGGCGTCAGCCGCGGTGAATGGAAATTCCCAGATGACGTCGAGAGCAAGAAGTTTAAGCGGCCCTATGCGGTCTGCGGCTCGTGCGTGCGCGAGCTAGACACCATCGGCCGGGGGAACGGCTTCTATTGGAACGTTCAGAACGAGACGATGGAGATCGTGCCGGGCGATGGCTTCATCGGCGACGTGGTGCTGATCAGCCCTGAGACCGGCATGATCGGCACGCCGGCAATCACCGACAATGGCGTGCGGGTCTCGGCTCTCCTCAATCCGGGGATCCGGCCGAACCGCCGCGTGCAGTTGAAGAGCGAGACGCTCGAGATGAACGGTGATGACGGAATGTATCGCGTCACCAGCGCTTCCTACTCCGGAAACAACATGGACGGCGAGATGAAAGTCGACATTGCCGGCGAAGCGGTCAAGAGCGGCAAGGTGGACGAGGGGATCAAGCGGTAATGGTCGGTTACCTCGGCAAGCGCACCAACCAGCAGCGAGACGTCACCGGCCAGCAGGCGCAGAGCGAGCGCGAAGCGATGTGGGGCCCGATCCCCGGCGAGATCGTATCATTCGACGCGGCAGCCCAGACGGCGACCGTGAAGCCCCTCTATAAGCCGATACACAATGGCCAGTCGGTTGAGATGCCGCAATTGTTCGAGGTGCCGGTCGATTTGCCGCGGACTGCAAATGCTGCGGTCACATTTCCCATCCCGGCCGGAACCCGGGTCATGCTGGCGCCGATGATGCGCAGCATGGACAATTACGATGCCGATGACGACGGCGCACCCTTCGACGGCCGCTCGTTCCACCTGGCTGACATGCGTGCCACGATCGTCGGCGGTGACAGCGTTTCAGCGCCGCTAGCGAACGTCGACCCAGACAACACGCATATCCGCTTCGATGCGGAAGGCGCTTACGGGCTCAAAGGCTCTCCCGATGGGAAGTTCGAACTGATCGGCAGCGAGGGCAGCATATTCGACATGCTCATCCAGCACGTCGAGCTGACATCGGAAGGCTTCACCCTGCTCGGGACCGAAGGGCTATCCCATTCGCCTCGTTATACCGAGATCGGCGCGGAACTCGCAGTCATCGCCGGCAAACTGAGGGATATGCAGATATGACTTCGGTTCGCTTCGGCCTGGCGATCGATCAGGCGACCAATGACCTTTTCTTGGAAGCCGACGGCAACCTTTCGACCGTGAGCGATGCAGAGGCGGTCGGGCAGCATGTCCGGCAACGGCTCTCGACCTTCACCAGCGAATGGTTCCTCGACACGACGGCAGGCGTTCCGTGGCTCGATCAGATCCTCGGCAAGGCCTACGACCCGGCGCTCGCCGAATCCGTCGTCAAGGCGGAGATCCTCAATACCGATGGCGTGACCGAGATCACGTCTTTCTCGGTCTCGTTCGACAAGGCAACTCGCGGCCTGATCATCCGCTCCGTCGAGGTCGGGACAATGTTTGATGCAGAGGTGCAGGTATGACCGATTATGGCGTGCTGCCGACGGGGTTCTCCCGAAAGCCGTTGACGACGATCCTCGCCGAAATCGAGGCGTCGCTGATCACCGAGTTCGGTCCTGGTGTCATCCAGACGCCGCAAAGCCCACTTGGCCAGGTCAACGGCGTGTTTTCGGAAGGCGCCGCGAAGACGTGGGAGCTGTCCGAGGACATCTACCAGTCTCTCGACCCTGATCAGGCCGAAGGCATCCGTCTCGACATTCTCGGCCGCATCCGCCGCATCGCGCGCGCAGCCGGAGAGGGAGACGAAGCCTATCGCCGGGCCATCACCAACGAGGGGCAAGCCCGCATCGATATGCAGGACATCAGTCGCGCCATCGCCGCGATCGACGGTGTGACCTATTCGCATGTCTGGGTGAACGATACAGGCGCGATGGATGCGAACGGGATGCCGGCCGGCTCGATCTGCATCGCAGTCACCGGTGGTGACGATGCGGAGATTGCAGCGGCCATCCGCCAGTATATCGTTCCCGGCGTCACGCAGTTCGGAACGACAGCGATCGAGAGCGTCGTCGACGGCTATTGCCGGACCTTCCGCATCCTGCGGCCGATTGACGTGCCTGTTGAGCTAGAAGTCACGGTGCGGCCCTTCAAAGACAATCTCGGATGCCCGCCGCCGTCGGCGACGGCGATCAAGACGACGTTGCTGAACGGGCTTTTTCTCCTGAACGGCGATGATGTGACCTTCTACCGGGTGCGATCGGTGATCGAGGCCGCCTTCACCAATGTCGAGGTTCTGACCATCAACGGCAGCCGCGATGGCATACCGCAGTCCGACAATACCGATGTCGTCATCGGCTTTATCGAGCGCGCATCGCTTTCATCTGACAATCTCGTGATCACACCGGTGGCCTGATGGCATGCATTGAGGAAACGGTCTTTATCGAAGCCGGGATCGATCGCGTCCTAACGCAATACCGCGAGAGCCCGAAGCTGCTGCATGTAATCCGCAGCTATCTCCAGCAGCTGTGGATTGCTCAAAACGCGATCTGCGATCTGCCATCGTATTTCGATCTCGATACCGCTGTCGGCGATCAGTTGACCATCATCGGCAAATGGATGGGGTTCCCGCGTTGCCATTGTGTTTGCGACGTGCAGCCGGTCTTTGGATTCGCATGCGATACGCCGACGGTTGGCGGAAGAACAGTCACCGGGTTTTGCGAGGGCGGCATCTGGCTCGCCTGCAATGATGACGGCATTTCCGAGATATGCATCACCGATGATGATGTCTACCGGAAGCTGCTGATCGCCCGCTCATATCAGATGCAGTCGCTCTATGGATGGGATGATCTGCTGACAGCGTTGCAGGCGATATTCGGCCCTCAGGCGCGGATCATGGATGCCGGCCACGGCCAGGTCGTTCTTGCGCCGCTGCGAGCCCTTTCGGATCTCGAAACCGCAATTCTCCAGGTCATCCCGCGCGTGCTGCCGATCGCTCCTGGCATCACCACCCGCTGGCACTTCGGAACATTCAAGGTGTTCGGGTTTGGCGAAGGCTGGGGCGGCTTCTGCGAAGAGTGGGAGTCTGGCGGCCTGCCGATCGTTACCGGCAATGGAACGCCGCTGGTGACTGAAGTCGGAACGGAAATATGGACCGGGCCGCTGACCAGGGATGCAGACTGGCTCTGCCGCTTCGACGTTAAACCCTATTCTTGCTGAAAAAGGAAAATCAGTATGGCGGATTTTGATCCTCCCTTTGCTTCGTCTGGCGGCGTCAACCGTTCCCCGACGACCGACGAGCAGTCGGACGGGTTCCAGTGCGGCGCGGCCGACCTGACCCTGTTCAACCGCCTCTTCGGCCGAATCGAGGCGGAAATGAAGGCGATCCAGGATGCAGGCGGTATTGCCGGCACCGAAAGCGATGACACCACGGTCCTACAGGCGATCGAGGCATTGATCTCGGCGGCGACCGGCGGCGGCGATACGAGCAATTTTGTGCTCTTCTCCCAGGCGCAGGCGCGGTTGCCCATCTTCCCGGAAGCCCAGACATCGGACGGCACGATCACAGTGACGGCGCCGTCCACGGGAACTGTGCGGGTGCCGGCCGGCGTCACGGTCATCCATCGCGGTATCCGGACCTATGTGTCTGCTCAGACCGATTTCGCCACGGCGGCCAGCAAGACCTATCACCTCCGCTGGTCTCCGACCGGTGGTTTCGTGCTCAAAGACCTCGCTGACATCACCTATAATCCGACGACGGCAGCCGAGACGAACACGGCGTTTGATAGCGGCTATGACGACATGCTTGTGGCCCGGGTCATCACCAACTCGTCCAACATCGCGACGATCACCAACCTAAAGAACAAGGCCCGCCTCGCTCAGACCGGGGAAGAGCTACAAGCGTTCACGACCTATCAGGACGAGCTTCCGCCTTCCGGCCTGACTGCGCCTGATGGCGCGATCGTCAACGTCAACTTCGCGCGCAAGCCAATTGCCTACCTGACCGGATTTACCGACGTCACGGTTCAGCAGGGGAACGACACGGCGCCCAAGGAAGTGAACATCGTCGTGCAGTCGCTCAGCCGGTACCAGGTCAAGGCCATCTACCAGCGCGCCACCGATCCGGGCGGCGGCTATGTCGGCTGGGCGGCGAGCGCGTAACCGAGGAGATCGAAATGGGAATTACCATCGACAATCTCCCGGCCGCCGTGGCTGCCCTCAACACCGCGCTCATTCCGGTTGTTCAAAACGGCGCCACGGTAAAGCTGACGGTTGCTCAGGTGCTGGCGCTGCTGGTGGATGCCGCGCCTGGCACACTCGACACACTGAACGAGCTCGCCGCCGCCCTTGGCGACGATCCGAACTTCGCAGCGACAACGGCCGCCTCTATCGCGACCAAGCTGAATACTCTCCAGGCATATGTCAGCGTGGCGTCGGCGGCGACCGTCGACCTTGGCGCCCAGTCGTCTCAGAACGTCCACATCACCGGAACGACTGGAATAACGAGCTTCGGAACCGCAGCTGCCGGCACCGTCAGAAACGTTCGCTTTGCCGCAGCCCTGACGCTGACCCACAATGCGACCTCGCTGATCCTTCCGAACAACGGCAAGGACATCCTGACAGCAGCGAATGACACGCTGACCGCGATCTCGCTCGGATCTGGAAACTGGTTCGTAACCCGGTACCAACGGGCTGGACTGTCGCAGAAAATTGCGATCCTTCAGGACCAGAAATCGTCTGGAACGGCTGGTGGAGCTTCCTCCGTGGGTTGGCAGACGAGAACACTCAACACCGAGGTGCTCGATGCCGATAACATCGTGACGCTGTCCTCCAACGTGTTCACGCCGACCATCGACTGCGAGGCCCATGGTTGGTGCCAAGGCTATGCTGGGCTGGGCTTGGCGGCGCGGTTCTACAACGTGACCGACAGCGTTGCTGTGAGCCCCGATGGGCCGAACGGCTATTCCAACGCTTCTGGAGACTATGCATCCGTGACCGTCCAAGCCTATGCACTTCTGACAGCTGGAAAATCATATCGTCTCGAGATGTTCTCCCAGCAGGCCAAAACAACCAATGGCCTTGGCGTGGCGGCCACGAAGGGAACGGCAGAAGTCTTTTCCATGGTCCTGCTCAAGGGGAGGCTCTGATGAAATCAGCTCTGGTTAAAAACGGCGTCATCGACACGATTTCATTCGAGCCACAGAAAAAGCCATGGGTCGAGGTGGCCGACGACGTGTTCGCCGGTTTCATCAAGGATGGCGCTGGTTGGAAAGCGCCGCCCGGCGAACCTATAGCGGTCGATGACTATCAGCATGCCATCCAAAGGCATGTGGATGAGACAGCCGTGTCGCGCCGCTACAATGACGGTGATGCTCTCGCATCCTATGTCGCTTCGACTGTCCCGGGCTGGAAAGCCGAGGCGGAGGCGTTCGTCGCCTGGCGGGATGCGGTTTGGCAATACGCCTATGCCGAGCTCGCCAAAGTGCAGGCCGAAGCGCGCGATCAGCCGTCGATCGCTGATTTCCTGCTCGAGCTACCCGAGATCGTCTGGCCCAACTCATAAGGAAGACAGATATGTATTCATCGGACACCTTGGCGCTGTTGCGCGCCTCGGAAAAATCATCCGACTTGTCCGCCTCCGCGATCTACCCGGCTTCCTTTGCGTCGAGTTCTTTTGTGAGGCAGGACGCAGCCGGCGAGCCGTACCTGCTCCACACCAACGGAAAGCCGAACAAGATCGTCCTCTTCCTGCATTCCTGGGCCGGCGACCTGAATCAGGTGAAGGGCATTCCAGAAATCTACAACATTGAAAACTCGTGTATCATCGCGCCGAACTTCGGTGGATATAACAACACGGCCGGCGCGCTCGGGAGCCAAGACAGCACCGATCGCATTGCGCGCGTGGTGTCTGAGGTCCGTTATAAGACTGGCCTCACGCGCGTCTATCTGGTGGGGGGCTCTGGTGGCGGCATGGCGAGCCTTCTTCTGCTCGGACGTTATCCCGACATCGTGCACCGGGCATCCATCTGGGTTCCGATTTACGACCTGGCGTCCCTGTACGCGACCACCAGCAACCAGAACCTGAAAACGGACATGATCACCGTTCTCGGGAGTGCGCCGACAGGCGCTGATGACGCGAGGTATCTCGCCCGCTCGCCACGGTCATGCCTTCAGAACTACAATGGCCGCGCGATCGTCATCATCAATGTCGGAACCAGTGATCTAGAGGTTCCGAAAATAAACGGAGAGAATGCGCGCCTAGCAATGCTTGCCGCAGCTCCGGATGCAGACGTGCGGCTGATCGAATGGGCTATGGGGCATGAGTTCAAGCCCCTCGATGCCGTCAAGCAGTTGGTGCTTGAGTAGGGGCGATCATGGCGCGGTTGCCGTTCTTGACAAAGATGACCTGGCGGCCTTTCCAAGGGTATTCGAAATCCTCGTTTTCCCAAACCGTCACGCCGCCTTTTTCGATGCGCTCAATCACATCACCGAGCGTCTTCCACCAGATCGCCTCGTAATCGCCGGGGCCGCGGACTGATGGATCAACGATCTCAGCGATGAAAACGCCATCGTCCTTCAAGACGCGCGTGACCTCTTTCACGATCTTCTCCAGATCGAAGGCGTGATCGAGCGCATTGGTGTAGACGATGTCGACAGACTGGTCGGCATATTGCAGATCGTGGAAGTCGCCGACCACCACATAACGGTTTCCTTCGCCGGGGTTTAGATCGATGCCGATCGGGAAGTACCCGAGCTTGATGAAGGCATCACATTCGGCACCAGTGCGGGCGCCCAAGCAGAGCACGTTCCCGCCGGGCTTGAAGCCGTTGAGGACCTTGCCGATTCTCTCCTGCAGGGCGGCGGAGAACTCCACGTTGTATTTTGTAAGATCGAGCTTGCTGAGCTTCGACTTCTGATGCTCGGTATAGGCCTCATAGGTCGGATAGGTGCGCTGTTGGAATGATTCCGATGCGGACCAGTCAAATGCTGGCTTGGCCGCAGGCGCAGGCTTTGGAGCTGGCGCTGGTGCCGGCTTCGGCGCCGAAGCAACGACAGCGGGCTTTTGAGGCTGTGGCTTCGGCTTCTTGCCTCCAAACAGTTCTCTCAGTTTGCCCATCCATGTTCTCCTAGTTTCGCGTGCGTCAGCCGGCGCGCATGTCGCCATTCCACGGCTGTAATACACAACTTTGACGCCGGCGCAATCAGTCGGCTGCTCTCTCATTCCAACATTTGGAGATATCCATGAACCGATCGCAATTCTTTGCGACCGTTCGAACCTCTGTGTTCGGCGGATCGCTGGCTCAATCTCAGGTCAATGAGATCGAGGCGGCTTTGCCGCCTTCCTGAAAACATCGGCCGTCAGTATCGGGTAAGGACATACTTGCGTGGATGGCAGATGGTAACAATCTCCGTGTGAGGACGGTACGGCGGGCGGTACTCCACCACTAGTTGACCGCACTCGTGAAAGGTCTTCCTGACATACGCCTTTTCGGGGTGGTAAACGACATGGCGCGTAGCCGGTGGTGGGCGATAACCCTCGATCATGTCAGCTGCAAAAACAGGCTGGCACAGGATAGCTGTGGCACTGACAGATAGAGAAACGGCTAGTGCTCGAAACATATTTCCCTCCTTGATGGTGTTAAGGAGATATGGCGAACGGCGAACATGTCGAGTCTTGGCTACCTCACCTCCCTGACATCATTTGATGCGCGGCCGCGCTAAAAAGCCAAGCCGCCTCCGGGCGGCATTTTCACATCCAAAATCGGAGATCTCCATGCTCGTCCAAAACTGGCGCGAGGTGCTGAAGCGTGCCTGGTCGGTGCGACTTATGGCTCTATCGCTGCTGCTCATCATTCTTGAGCCGATCTATAATTTCGTCGCCGCGACCTGGGTGGTGAAGAACATCTACATCCAGCTCGGTATGCAGATGGTGACCGGCCTTCTTGCCGCTGCGGCGATCGTCGCCCGCATCTTCTTCCAGCAGAAAATCTCAGGAGACTTGAATGGCAAACCGCCTGCAGAAGGGTAGCGCCGCCGCGGCCATGGCCGTGGCGCTCGTCGGATCGTTCGAGGGGCTGCGCCAGAACGCCTATCCGGATCCGGCAACGCAGGGCCAGCCGTGGACGATCTGCTACGGCAGCACCAACGGCGTGAAACCCGGGGACCGTAAGTCGGTGGAACAGTGCAAGGCGCTCTTGTCGCTGGAGTTGCAGACCTACGCGGCCGGCATCGAGCAGTGCGTCAAGGTTCCACTGCCGGATGCGCGCTTCGTCGCCCTGACCTCGTTCAGCTACAACGTGGGCATCAAGGCGGCCTGCGGCTCGACCGCGGTCAAGCTGATCAACCAGGGCAAGACCGCTGAAGGATGCGAAGCGCTTCTGAAGTGGAACCGCGCCGCCGGCATCGTCTTTCCCGGATTGACCCGGCGCCGGCAGAAAGAGCGCCAATTCTGCCTTGAGGGCATCTGATGTTCGGCTTGTCAAAACCCATCGCGATCGGCTTGGCCGCGCTAGCGCTCGTGCTAGTCATCTCGGGCCTCATCTATGGCTCGATCCGGGAAATTCGTTCGCTGGTCGACGACGCTACGGCAAATGCCAAAGCGCTCGCCGATCAGACATGGACGGCGAAGATCGAGAAGGCCAACGCCGAAGCCAACCAGAAGATCGCCGACCAAGCCAAGGCGGTGATCGAGATCCAGGCGGACGCGGCCGATCGCGTCAACGCCGCTTCCCAGCAGCTCGAAGAATTGAGGAAACGCAATGCGGATCTTCCTGATGGCAGCGCTATCGGCATTTCCCGTGGTCGTGTCGGCCTGCTCCCTGATTAACCCGAAGCCGGAACCGATCGTCATCACAAGAACCGTGACAGTGGTTCTGCCGCCAGAATGCCGAAAGGTAACACCGGCGCTCTCACCGAAGCCGGATCGGGACATGACGCAAGAAGAAATCTTGAACGGATGGTCGGCCGATCGGACCGCCCGCAACATTGGCGAATACCGTCGCGCTGCCTGCGTGGCGGCCGTCGACGCGGCGAAGTAGGACCTCTGATCGATGACATCCAACGACGATATACTCCGAGCCCTCGGCCGGGTCGAAGGCAGACTGACAGGCATTGAGGAAAGCGTTTCCCTCATTCGCGAGGATCTCGGCGACGAAAAGGACAACGCTCGCGAAAGCCGAGCGGTGATTCATCGGCGCCTCGATGAGCAGAGTCAGCAGATCCACCTACTGGATAAGGTGGTCGAGATCAGCAGCGGCGTAGACGCAACACTACGGGAAGAGATCAAAAGCATTAAGGAGACCGTCGAGAAGAACCATGAAGCGGTCGCCCCCACTCTCGAGGAGTGGAAGAAAATGAAAACCCTCGGCTACGGCATATCAGGGCTCATTGCCTTCGCCGGCTTAACGATCGGCGGGACTATTGCCTATGCAAGCGACGGCGCTGTTGCCTGGGTCAGGCACTGGCTTAAGATTAATTGAAGTATTGAAGTGCCAAAAAAGGCCCCGCTTTTAGAGGCGGGGCTAAGTCCTGGGGGTTGAGTGGATCGTGCATCGAAGTGCCGGACGGCTGCGTTTGGCAAATCTCCGCACGGCCCGAATGTTTTACTAACAACGGAGCTTTTTGTTCCGTTCCGACGGATTTTTTTGTCCTTCATTCTCGAGAGACCAGAGCTCGCTATGGATCAAAAAAAGGCCCCGCTTTTTTGGGAGCGGGGCAGACTCAGGTGTACGAGTGGGCCGTACGGGGAAGTGTCATGTGGCTTTACACATCTCCGCACGGCGCGGCACCTTACCATGAAGAGCAGCCAAAAAACCATGAAGAGCAGCCAAAAAAAGCCCCGCATGATTGCGGGGCGAGTGAGCGTTCATGGAAAGGAAGGACGGCAAAAAGGTTGCGAACGGGCCTATTTCCGTCCGTGCGCCAACAACGTGCCAGTGCGGAAAAAGTTCCGAAAGGTCTCAAGTATCAAATCACCAGCCGCCTCAACGCGTCCTCGTCCTTTACGCCATGTTGGAACGACTGGATAATCCGCGTCGCCAGCTCTTCACAGTCCCGGTCGGTGTTGATCTGTCGCACCGATCTGACGTGGTCATACACTCTTTGGCAGAGGGCGACTTCTTCGCCGCTCATCGTCGTTTGTACTTCTGCTATCTTGGATCGGATCATGACGGCCCTCATCACCCCTGGAATCAGGATAGGGCGGAAAGACGTCCCTTCAAGCGGTTGAGAGCTTCATTGAAGTTTACGCTGGCCCAGAACAAGAAAACCCCGCGGCAGCGGGGATCAGGAAGGGGGGTGTTTTCTAGGAGTGCGTGGTGCACTGCAATAATTATTCGCACAACTTACAAGGATTTGCAATAAATATTACTTTCTAGAGTTTCTGCGGCCACAGATTTATTTTCAACTAAAGAGGTTATTGTCCTGTTTCGCTACAAAATAGAAATTGACTTCAGTTGTTCGAGTAATAGTTTACATAATTCAGTGGCCGCTCAGCGATCCTTTGCTAAACCCCGAGCACTAACTCTCCTGTGCGTTGGGCGGCCGCTAGTCTCCTGAAAAGCCCATGGCTTGAAGAGCGTTATTGAACGCTTTTCTGACGGCCATGCAATTCCAGCAGCTTCTCATAGTGCTCCTCCACCTTACGGCACGCCTCCCGGGACGTAGCCTCCCATCCGGTGTGAGGCACTATGTGCTCTCGCACCCATGGAACGTGGGTGGCGTTCCACTTCCACATGCCCGACCTGCTGGTGGTCAGCGTGTCCAATTGGATGCGGCCGAAAGACTGATCACCGTCGAACCCACTGAAATCCTGGTGGCCCTCTCCGGGCCACGTCTCGCGCCATTTGTATTTTGGCCGATATCGTTCTGACACCGGTAGCTTCATCGGATCATCCGCCAAGCTGGGCTTCCGCCGATATCACCTCGATGAATTCGGCGCTGCTCATGATCCTGGTTTCGTGGAAACCAAACTCGCTGACGAAGGTGACCGCCCAGAGCGCGCAGTCAACCTGCACTGCCGTGTGAAATGACCTCATGATTGCCTCCTTTTTTCGAAGAAGACAGCACTCCAGTCAGGGCGTCGACTCGCAAATCTGCGAGCCAGCCCATCGACGTCCGTCGACCGATGTTGCTAAATGTCGTCGTCGTCGCCGAAATCAATAACCCGTTTTGGGCAATTGCTTTTCAGTACATTGCTGATGGGATGGCGGCATGAGGAAGCCGCCGAAACCAAAGCCCCTGCTACAGGATGCTGACAAGCCGGTTCAATCCCGGCCGCGCAAGCCTCGAAATCCCGCGCAACCAAATCTTCCCCTCGATCCTATGCCGGATCGTGTCGATCCTTGCCTTGCTCTCCTCAAAACCAAGCCGCCCAAAGGCCGGCAATGGGCCTTCGAGGTGAAGTGGGACGGCTACCGCTTGGCGGTTCATATCGAACCATCTGGCGTTCGCGTCCTCACGCGCGGTGGCCATGACTGGACTGATCGTTTCCCCTCGATTGTCGCCCAGGCGAAACGCCTTTCCGTTTCCACCGCGATATTGGATGGCGAAGCCGTGGTGTTCGATGAGCAGGGCCGGTCGGACTTCGGCAAGCTTCAGCAGTCTCTTGGCGGCCGGGGCGGGAAGAGGACGTCGCGGGAAGCGGTCTTCCTGGCCTTCGATCTTCTCTATTTCGATGGCCGTGACCTCACCGGGACCGAACTCTCGGCACGGCGCCATCTTCTCGAGGGTTTGGTGCCTGCCGGCGGCGAAGATGCCATTCGATTGTCCGAGGAGATCGAGGCGGACGGAGACGTCCTTTTGCGCATCGCCTGCGAGCATGGCCTTGAAGGCATCATCGCCAAAGACAGGAACAGCACCTATCGGAGCGGCCGATTGGGCGACTGGCTGAAGATTAAATGCGTACAGAGCGATGGATTTCTGATCGTTGGGTATGAGAAGTCGACGGCATCGTTTGGAGGCATCGGGCGGCTACTGCTCGCCGCGCGCAAGGGAGATGAACTCGTCTATGTCGGGGGAGTGGGAACCGGCTTTAACGAACGCTCAGCAGGTGAACTACGGAAGCAGATGGACAAGCTGATCATCGGCAAGCCGGCTGTCGATACCGGACGGAAGCGAATTGCAGTCTTCGTCCTTCCGAAGCTTATTGCCGAGATCGAATATCGAGCCTGGACGCATGACGGAAAGCTGCGACACGCGTCATATAAGGGGCTGCGGGAAGCGCAGGATAACGCAGTGGTTTACGCGTTGGAGCAGCCGTCTATCAGCGATACCTGA